CAGAATTGCCCTCCCCCCCCCCCCCCCCCCCCCCCCCCCCCAACCCGATGCCGGGAAGGGGGCGCTGAAACCCTGCCCGTTTTGCTGCTCATCGAATGTCCACCTGATGCGCATCGCCTCTGGTAGCCATGAGTCGCATTACGTCCTCTGCGGCGACTGCGATGCTCAGGGTCCATTCTATACCAGGAAGGCCGGGCCGAACTCGGCCAGGGACGCTATCGATCCGTGGAACGCCGTGAATAGGGAGAGTAAGTAATGTTCGCTGCATACCGAGGTAAGTGTGAGCGTTGCGGCAGGGAAGATCCGATGGAGGCCGAGTCCCGCGCCCCCGCCCCACCTGGGCCAGCGGCGACGGCGGGGGAATCTGCGTTGCATGCCGCCCTGGCGGAACGGGATGCCAATGCGCAGACCGCCAAGGCTATGTCCAGGCTGCACGACGATGCTGAGAAGGAGATAGAGGAGCTGCATGCCACCATCGCCCGCTTGACCAGGGACAAGGACCACCTGCTGACCAAGGAGGACGGCGAGTATATCAGGGAGCGGTTGCGGGAGGCCGCGCAGTGATAGCCGCTTGTGTAGTACCAGTTGCAGGAATGAATGGACTCGAGCGCACCCTCGTAAGAAAGAAGCGTCATGACCCTCGCCTCTCGTCAGTGCCATGAATGCCGCGGTATCGGCAAGTGCTCCTATGGCCCGAGTCGCTATGAGACCTGCCACATCTGCAAAGGCGCGGGGTCGGTCACCTACGAGCACGCCGTTGACGTGGTGCAGGACCGTCTCGATGCGTTCGCGACCGCGGCGATGCAGACCATCCTCAGCACGAACACGGTCGACGCGAAGGTGGCGACGATGGCCTATGAGATGGCAGGGCTCATGGAAGACGCGCGAGAGAAGACGATGGCGCGGAGGAAGCGATGACCGGGCACTAGGATTTCACTGTTGACTCCTCCATAGCGCCTCCATAGTGGCGCGCATTGGCGAGGGAGGTTTGGATGAGCGACTACGGACGGGTATGGGAGGAGTGCCGCTGTGACCGGGTTGCCGCGGTGAACCGTGCGAGAGCTGCCGCGCGTAAGCTGCTCAACACACCGGACGCGACGCGAGACGATCTGTCCGACGCTGCCCGTGAGATCGATCTACAGGCGCGCACAATCGCATCGATCGACTATAAACTGGCGAACACCACGGCGCGGGACGGATAGCCATGTCCCTCTTCCGCCTCTTCCTCGCCAGCGCGCTCGATGCGACCTTCCAGACCGTCATCGTCGTGTGGCTCGCCCGAGCCAAGAAGCAGATTGACGAGCAGCAGTGGCGCGCGGCCGGCAGCACCCTGCACTGCGTCCGAACGCTCCTCGATGCCCTGAAGGAGTGCCGCATCATGACGCCCGAGGAGCGCGCGGCGCTGCTCAACAGAGCGGCAGAGCTGTTCGAGATGATCGCACCGGAGAGCAACGTATGATCGACGTCACCCACGCCCTCACCACGCTTCGCGCCACCATTCCTGGCATCCGCAACCTCAAGGCCCGGCAAGACGCGTACAACGCCTTGGACCAGCTGCACCCGGTCATGTCCGCCGTCGAAGAGGTGCGCGCCGCCCAGGCTGGGCAGATCGCGACGCAGCAGCACCTGATCAATTCCCTCACCCAACAGCTGGCCCAGGCGAAGCGCGCCCTGGTCGAGCTGACCCGTATGGAGACCCCATGACCCCCTACGTCCCCAAGCCTAAACCGCACGGCCCCCGCGGCTTTGCCGCGATGTCGCCGGAGAAGCGGGCCGCCATCTCCAGCAAAGGCGGGACGTCCGCGCACGCCAAGGGCGCTGCACACGAGTTCACCCGAGACGAGGCGTCCCGCGCGGGGCGCAAGGGCGGGGAGAAGGTGAGCGCGGACCGGTACCACATGGCCACAATCGGCAGCATGGGCGGGCGGAAGCGCGGGGAGAACGCGAACAAGAAGCGGGAGGCCGAGAACCTGGGCGGGTGTGCGGACCTGAGCACGTGACCAAACCCACCTACGACGTCGCCTACCACTGGACCCGCGGTCACAAGACCGGGTGGACCACCATCGGGCACGCCTTCACCAACGACGGCGGCCGGATCAAGATATCCTTGGGGTCGCTGCCGGTGCCGGGGATCGAGACCAATCCAGGTGAGCTGACGTTGTTTCCGAGCGTTCCAGGGAAGAAGGGGAGCGCATGACCGCGTGCACTGTGCCTGACTGCAACCAGCCCGCTGCTGCCGGTTCTCCGGTTTGCTCCATGCACGGTCTTCAGCAATTTCATGTAAAGGCCGGGAATTATCCTTTCAACGAGAACAACACCCAATCTATGCACGCTACCGTCGCCCGCCTTTGCGATGCGGTTGCCATGCTGCGGAGCCGGGCGAGTGAATTGGAAGCTCGCATATTGGCCATAGAACCGCAGCGTGAACCACGTCGCGGTCCACAGTTTGGAGGATAGCAGCATGACCACCCTCACCTCCCTCCGCTGCGACCAATGCGGCAAGCAGAACGAGCCCACCCCATCCTGGGCCCGGGACTCCATGGGCGGCTGGTCGACCATCCCCGCCGGTCTCTGGCTGTCGGCGCATGGTGGTGGCTGCACGATGCAATGCACCGTCGCCCAGCACTTCTGCACCGCGGAGTGCCTGCGCATCTGGGTGCTGGCCAGCGTGGACAATCTGGCCAACCCATCGTTGGATCCAGCAGGGAGGGACGAATGAACGACATCATCTACAAGTACGACCTCTCCCTCGAGCCCGGTCGCCAGATCGTCCGGCTGCCGCGTGGCGCCAAGCCCATCAGCGTGGCGTTTCAGCAGGAGCATTCCGGTGTGGGCGACCCCGCGCCCAAGCTCCGGGTCTGGGCCGTAGTCGGCCCTGACATCGCGGCCAAGTTCACCAAGAACCCGTCCAGCGGCGGCTACGCTGATCTCTTCACCTTCTTGGTGATGGCGACCGGTTCACCCGATCACATCGGCGGCCTCAACTACCTTGGTCGCGCCGACACTGGCGGCCTGGTGTTCCATGTCTTCGGCTGCCTGGGCGAACACCTGGGCGAGCACCCGTGACCCTCCCTCCCGACGACCCTCGCGAAGGCACCTGGGCCGCATTCCTCGGCTGCGCCACACTCATCGTGCTGGCGGTAGCCCTGGCAGGGTGGGCGGTGTGGGAGCGGATGCACCCGAGTGTGACCATAGGAGTGCAGCCATGACCAAGGGTCGAGAACTCGAGCACATCCAACGCCTTCGGGACCAGATCAAGCAGGCCGAGAGAGCCGCTAAGGAGGTCGCCGATGAGATCAGTAAGGGGTGGCAGCCGGTATTCTACAACCTGCAGATCGCTGCCCACATGCTCAACGCCTATGCGAAGACGATCCAGACATGCACACAGGGAATCAAGGATCTCGAGAAGGACCTGAAGTCATGAGACCTGAACGCGCCGCCGAACTGCTCCCCATCATCGAGGCCTATTCCAAAGGCCAGGAGATCGAATATCAGCGACTCGATGGTGTATGGGTTCCGAATGAGCAGATGGGTTTCGGCGGGAAATGGAATTACCGGGTCAAGCCCGCGCCCAAGCTCGTTCCCTGGGCCTCTCGTGACGTCCCCATGGGCGCCATCATCCGGTCCAAGAAGGGAGACCCTGACCGGCGCGGGATCATCATGGAGGTGAACCCGGAAGGGGTCCTCTCATCGCTGCGCGGGTGGATCACCTTTGCGAAGCTGCTCGAGGCCTACGAGTATACCAAGCTGCGGGTGGACCATGACGGCGTGGTCTGGCAGCCGTGCGGAAAGGCTGCGCCATGATCGATCTCTCCCTCCTCCAACATCTCACGATCGGCTTCTCTGCCCCGCGCGGCACCGGCAAGGACACTGTCGCCAACTCCCTGGCCGGGAAAGTCTGGTTTCAGCAGAAGCACCTGTGCTATCGCGACAAGTTCGCGGCGCCCCTCTATCGCTGCGTCGCTGCGCTTACCGGATGGGCGCCGGAGCAACTCATGGACGAGACCACCAAGGAGGTGGTATGGGAACCTACGACCGCCCCAACGCAATCCCTCATCGGCTGGTCCCCGCGTAAGCTCATGCAGTTCATCGGCACCGAAGTGGTGCGCGAGCAGCTGGGGGTCAACCACTGGGTCGAGCTGATGAAGGCTCGGCTTGCCCAGCGGACGCACGGGGTGACCCTGATCACCGATGTGCGCTTTGTGAACGAGGCCTTCCTTGCCGACGCAGTGATCGAACTCCGTCGCGAAGGGGTCGAGTACGCCGACGACCACGTCACCAATCAACGTCTCCCGGCCGCCTGCATCACCGAGACGATCTGGCTCAAGCCCCGAGCCGAGATCGACTGGGAATGGATGGCGGAGCACATCATCGTCACGGCGCAGCGCGCCAGAGAGCAGAAATCATGACCGACTTCCCCGACCTACCCGGCTCCAAGGCCCACACCCTGCTGATGATCACGTATCTCACCGCCCATGCCCACGGGCAGACGGTGCAGCGGCAATACGTCGACACCAAACGGTGGCGGGATGTGGGTGCGCGTGAGATCGCCGGTATGCAGTCGTACGACCATTTCCGGATCAAGCCGGAGCTGACCGCCGACGAGATTGCGTCCGAAGCCTACTGGGAAGAGCGCCAGAAGCTTGCGTCGGAGATCTATCGAGTCGTCGAGCAGGTCCAGCAGGGCTGCGGCAAGTCCCACTGCCGGTTCTCGATCGACGGGAGCAACAATCCCAAGGCGCCGTGTGGATGCTTAGGCCTGCCGAGCGACCTCAAGGCCTTGGCCGACCGGGTCCATGCGATGAACGGTCGCATCGACACGGTCGTGCTGCCCAGGAATGGCACATACCCTGATAGCGCCGTGGAGCAGAAGACGTGAACGTGAGCCTCCGTCTCTGTCGTCGCTGCGCCTACTGCCATTGTATCCTGCCCGATGACGACGCCATCCATTGCTTCCGTCATCCCGGGCATGGCATACTCCTCGGCCTCATCGAACGCCCTGAACCGTCGCCCAAGGAACCCGCCATGCCCATTCCCCCGCCGCCCCAGACCCCGTCCATCATTGACTCCATCGAGCACAGCGCGCGCACCATGCGGGCACTATGGGAGGCAGTCGTCAAGGAGAAGGACGAGCTCAAGGCCGAGCTGGCCTCCGAGAAACTCCTCCACCGCGCCGAGGTCACCGGCATGCAAGGGCGGATCGATGAGGCGGTAGCGGAGCGGAATCAACGCCCGTCGTGGGCGGATCACAACAAGGCGGTAGAGACCTTGCAGAGGGAGCGTGATACTCTCCAGGTGTACCTGCGAAAAGCCCACGTCGCTTTGACCCGCCACGGTGTCGAGGAGCAGAACGGCGACGGGCGAGTCATGACCCTTTCCGAGCGGATCGATCGGATGGCGGAGCTGCGGCCGACGCCGGGTCAGCCCAATGAGGCGATCAGGAAGATCAAGGCGGACCTGCACGATGCCAATGCCGCGGCCTCGCTGGTGGCGCAGGAGCGTGACCATCTGAATCAGCAGTATGATCAGCTGCATCAACTCCTGACCAAGATCAGCAGTATGATCAGCTGCATCAACTCCTGACCCTGGCCGACAAGGTCGCAGCAAAGCGATCCTCGCTCGCGACGAAGCAAAGGTAATACGTGGTCCCCGGCCGGGCACTCGGACGTCGGATACATCGAGTAGGTTAGTCGGTACTGGGCGTAAGTCGTTGATAGGACTTACGCCCATCTATTGTGTGACACAGTGTAACGCGAGTCGGCTAGCCGGAGTCTGTTCAGGGACGGATTCGGTGCATGCTTCGGGCATCACCAGCCTGGAAAGGGCATACCATGGTCGACACTGTTCCCTTCGTCCCTGTTGCTACCCCACCCATGCGCCTCCCTGCGATCGGCGACTGCATCCGCCTGGTGATCAACCAAAACCGGCGCGACTGCATCGTGGTCGAGGTGCTCGCCGAGTACGTCCTGGCGGTCTACACCATGCCCGCCGGCCGCGGCACCCTGACGCGCATCCCGCACGATCGCAAGCCGGGCCGCTACGACCGCCAGTTCTGGAACGCCAGCAAGGCCGAGCGCCAGCGCCACGCCAAGGCGATCCTGGAGGCCGAGCTCGAGCGTAACTTCGAGCGCGAGGACGAGGCCGAGAACATGCGCAGCGGCTGGAAGCAGCGGCTCAAGATCAAGGAGATCCTGGAGCAGCGCGCCGAGATCCAGCGGCACCTGGATGGGCTGAAGGAGATCGCTGAAACTCCCGCAGCGCCCACTGCCATCAACACCATCTTCAGCGCCCAGGAAGCCTGCACCGCCATCGGCGCCGCCCCTTCCTATTCGCATGCGCTGGCCATCTACAACAAGGCGCACAAGAGCTGCACCATTCGCACCGGCCAGGATATGCTGCACAAGGCCATCCTGAGCCGCCCGGATGCCCCGGGGCGCGCGATGTTCACCGGACCTAAGCCATGAGCGCTCCCTACTGGATCGTGCTCGCCTGGGTCAGCATGGACGGCGTCGAGCTGACCGGCCGGTACCTGGACCGGCTCCAACAGGTGCGCGAGACCAGGCTCGCCCCAAAAGCCAAGGCTTGTACGTGGCTCCACGGACCGGAAGTGAACGCCAAGGAGATCACCCGGGCGAAGGCATTCGCCGCCGCGAATCAGTACCAGTGTATGACCTTCCCCAAGAGCGTGAAAGAGCCGCTCGATGCGGCCCGCGCGATTGTGCTGGCCAAGTTCGCCAACAAAAAGGCCATCCATGGCACCGGGCCGATCGCTGAGTGGATGCTGGGGAGCTGAGCGATGGGGCGCCTCCACGAGAACATGATTCAGCAGGCGACCGAGCACCAGCGTGGGCACCTGCTGCGCGTCACCGGGCGTCTCGAAGCGCTCGGCTGTAAGGTCACCTGGATCGACGACGAGATGGTCGTGGAGGCGCCAGCAGGGGTTGACCAGGACGCGATTCGACAGGCGATGGAGGAGTAGCAGTATGACCCGCATCGCCTTCCTCCGCATCCCCGCCTGCTTCACCTCGAGCACCCGGGTGCGCCTGTCGCCCGACCAGATCGAGCGACGGGAGTACCACTGCCGGTGGTGCAACCGGACGCTCGGGGTGCGGCCGGGGAAGGATGGGATGGCGACGGTACCTAGGCACAAGAGGAGTGAGGGGTGACCCCTGAAGCTGCAACTATCATGCGCCGGCTTCTCTCATTGGACCTCCATCCGGATAGCCCAGATACTATTCCGGTTCGTACCTATGCAGGGCACCTCATGCGCTCTGCATGGCATCCTCTTTGGATTGTCTCATGCCGAATGGGGGGCCCCGATGCCTTCTTCGTCACGATGGGTGGTCTGTGGCCGATGAAGATGATGGCTCGGATGCCGTTTACGGAATGGATTGTGCGACCGCCCAATAACGGGCAGTCACGTATTCTGTGGGCGGGAGAAGGAAAACGCGCTCCTCCGCCTTGGGGTTTCAAGCGCTGGCCGAAAGAGATAGCGCCATGATCCTCATCATGCCCCGGCAGCTTCTGGTACTCCGTGCCATCGGTCGATCGGTCGAAGGACTCACCGCGTTCGAGTGTGGGGCCGCGAGCTCCGCCGATGAGGAGTCAGAGTATGGCCCGCTCGGGCAGGCCGGTTATGGGCGTTTTCTCGCGGAGTTCCTCGTGACCATCAGCCTGTGCCATTTCACCGGTGAGCGGTTCACTGTCACACCCGAAGGGGTCGCGTGGCTGGCAGCACACCCAGTACCGAAGGAGAAGCGATGACCATCATCTACCACACCCCCACCGAGCTCATCGCCGCGCTGCGCGCCACCGCGGTCGAAGCGGAGCAGTCCGCCGCCCATGACGACGGCTTCCGGGCCCAGCGCCTGGGCGGCTGCGTCGCGGGGATGCGGCAGGCCGCCGACATGCTCGAGAAGATCAGCACCAGGACGGCGGCGACGGCGACCACGGTGATCACCAAGCCGAAGATCCCTGACCTCGTCGACCTCCGCCCCCAGTTCCCCGAGGTCGCCGACCTCGTCAGCCGCGCCTGCGCCGCCTGGCCCGGGGACTTCAGCTCGATCGCGGTCGGGTTGATGGACGGCCACACCAACATGCAGCCGAATGCCGCGGGCGCCATCGCCTCGCTGATCCTGCTGCTCCAGAACGTCGGCAAGTCGCCGATGAATCTCAGCGCGGCGCTCGAGGACAAGGATGCCCAGGCGCGGGCCTGGCGGGTCCAGCAGGGCGATCATCCGCAGTGGAGCATGGGATGACCCACCCCCGCCGCCCCGCCTTCGTATTCACCTACCCCGACGGCACCGCCGGTCGGGTCCGGGGTACGCGCAACTGCCCGCGGCCGAGCCATGTGCTGGTGGGGTACTCGGCGGCGCAGCAGCGGTGGATCATCAGGCGGCGGTGCCCTGCAGAGCATGGGCTGCACGCCGGGCAGGTCTGGTCGAGCACTAGCAGCCGGCGGCAGGAGGACCGGGGCATGCGGGTGATCGAGGTGCACCCCGCACCTGTAACGAAGCGGCGCCGTCGATCGTCTAAGAGGGCATGCGCACCCCAACCCTCGACCAGATCATCCGGCGGTACCTCCGCGACCTGAGCATCGTTGACAGGGCTATAGCCAAGGTGGTGAAACGCATAAAACGCGGTAGAACCAGGCGAAAGTGGGAGAGACGAGCGTGTGTGATACAGTGTCACGCGAGCCTAGGCTATGAGGTGGAAAACAGGGGATTTCGGCCCAATACTAGGGCAACACCAGCCTGGAAAGGGCACCGAATGACCAAGACGCTCACCATCCCTGTCACCCCCGAAGTCCTCGCTGCCCGTGCCGAGTACAGCCAGGCACACCAGCGCTACGCCGACGCCTGCGATGCCGCCAGCGCCGAATTTAAGCGCATCGACGCCGAGCACACCAAGGTGCTGCACGACTGCTGGTCCCGGGGCGTCCGCGGCAACGCGGTCGACCGCGATCCGGCCATGGTCGAACTGCTGAAGACCTACCACGATCTCCAGGCAGCCAGCGAGCCGCTCCGCGGCCTGCGCCGGCACCACGAGCTCCGCCTGATGGCCGCGGTGCACTGCGAGCTGGCCCATCACAAGCACCGCATCCCGATCGCGACGGTGAAGGCCAAGGGCACGAAATGGCAGTACTACTTCGATGGTGAGGAGGCCCGGACCTCGGCCGCGGGAACCCCGTACACCGCCGCAGTGCTGGTGCTGCACGCGACGGTGACCGAGACCCAGATCACCGCCGACTGGCTCCCGTACAACCAGTACAGCATGAAGGCGAGCCAGGCGGAGAAGACCGCGCGGACGCATAGCCAGCACCTCGTCGAGCGCGGTGCGAATCTCCTGACCATGAACCTCTCCTGGCGCACGGTTGTCATCGCCAACTGCCACCCCACGACGGTAGGAGTCTGAGCCATGACCATCACGATCAACAAGGACGAAACCGTCTCCACCCACAACCCTGGCCCCGCCGGCTCCGGGAGCATGACCCTGCTGTCCGAGGCCCGCGGTGTGGGCCTGGTGAACCAGCTCTCGGTCATCGAGATGGTGGTGGCCTACATGCTCGCCCGCAATGGCGCCACCGCGTTCCCTCTCGGCCAGGGTCCGGAGCTCTATGCCGCGGTGCTCACCAAGGTCGAGGCGCAGGCCCAGGCACGGGCGGCAGCAAGCCTGGAAGGCAAGCCCAGCCCGGCAGGGCCCATTCACGAGGAGCTGTGGGCCGAGCTCGACAGCCGGAGCGTGGGCTCCTGGCGCAAGTTCATGGTGGAGGATATCGGCAGCAGCTTCAACGGACCGCTCGACTCCTACCTGGAAGTCGCGTGCGACCACAAGCGCAAGCGCGACGTGATGGCGGGACTCGAGGGGCAGGTTGTGACAGAGGGGAGGGGGTACTGAGATGCTCATTCCCAACTCCCCCGCCCTGGCGTTCCTCGACAAACACAAGACCCTCACCGGGTTGGTCCTGGCGCACCAGCTGGGCATCCGCGGCACCGGGGCCAAGCGCCTGGGGTTCGCGATCTCAGGCTTGGCCTGGAACTGGGCGACCTACGGGCCGCACGGCTCGAGCCCCAGCGTCGCGATGCAGAACTTCACCAAGATGACGGCCCGCGGCATCGATCGCAGCCGCATGCCCGCCGAGGTCATCGCTCTCCTGGATGAGGTGCTGTCGTGAGTCTCTCCTACAAAGTCGTCCTCGCGCCCGCGGGCACCCTGATCGCGGCCTGCCAGCGCGCCGATGACGCGGTGCGCGTCGCCGAAGCCTTCGTCGACCGCCGCTGCGTGGTCAAGTGGGCCGGGAAGATCGTCTGGCGGTCGGGGGAGCTGATGGGCACCATCCATGACGCTGGGCGCCTCGTGGCGGCCCGGGTGACCGAGATCAACCGCCAGGCCTATGACAAGGACTACGGGGAGGGCGCCTACGCCCGGATGATCACGCTGATGGATACCCGGCACGAGGTCGCGGCGGAGAACAGTGCAGCATGTGCGTCGGTGCAGGGATGAACTACCAGTACTACTTCGATCTCGGCTGCCAGGCCGCTCGGGCAGGTAATTACTGGCTCACCAGCTGCCCTTTCACGAGCTGGCAGGGAGAAGCGTGGAAGGACGGAAATTTTTCCGTGCAGCGAGGGAGAGCATGAACAACCACGCCCAATCCGAGCGGCCCCCGCACCAGCAGACTCTGTTCGACCTGGGCCTGCCGGTCACCGCGATCCTCAAGCGCCGGATCGTCCACCCACGGAAGCACGTGGTGCCGGAGATCTCGCCGGAAGCGTACCAGAAGAACCTCAAGCCACAGGAGCCAGAATGTCCGTTCTAACCGAGCCAGAGATCCACTATGTCGATGCCTGCCGTAACGAAGTGACCCTTGACCATCACATGCTCAAGGTCTGCCTCGAACTGATGCGCTGGCCCCAAGCAGCGGATCAAATCCGGGCGCACTGGCAAAGAGCAGACCCCGATCGGATTGTCGATACTGAACCGCTCACCGTCCTGCGCAAGATGTGGGAAGGCTTCCTGGTGATCCCCCAGACGTCACCGCCGATCGGCGATACGATCTGGTTCATCACCGGGCGCGGGCAGAGCATTTTGAATGGGCGGGCGCAGTGGTTTCGGGATTACTATGACCGGGAGGACCCGGCGAAGACCGCGGTTCTGCGGTTGGGGGCGCCGTGATTGGCGGCACCGCGATCATCAGCGACGACGGCCTCTACCGCTACGTCCTCACCCGGCGCATCCCCTCGGTGCTGCGCTGGGTGCGGCCGATGCTGTTCGTCATGCTCAACCCATCAACGGCTACAGCCTCCGTGCCCGATCCGACCGTGACCCGTTGCATCGGCTATGCCACGCGCGAGGGATGCACCATCCTGACCATCGTCAACCTGTTCGCCTTCCGGTCGGCCTACCCGGAGGATCTGCGCGCCGCGCCCGACCCAGTGGGCCCTGATAACATCCGGCACGTTACCGAGCAATGGACCGCGCACGCCCTGGTGGGCAGGATCGTGGTCGCCTGGGGCGCGCAGCCGTTCGCCCTGCGCTCCGAGCTCCGCACGCAGATGTCGGGCCTGGGCGCGCTCTGCCTGGGCACCACCAAGAGCGGGGAGCCGCGGCATCCCCTGATGGTGCGGGCTGATGAGCCGCTGGTGCCGTGGACGATGCCGGCATAGTGGTGTGACACACCGTTACGCGAGTCTACGTAGAGATGATGGGAAGACGGAGTTTTGGAGTACTTTGTCGACATAGGAGCCTCTGGCCATGAACACCTTCTTCGATGAATATTTCGTCGGCACCACATCCTCCACCCTCACCCGCGGAGTCCTGCTGGGCTTCCAACGCAAGCGCCCGAACCAGGGAGCCGTGCTGCTGACCCAGCTGGAGTACCGCCGCCTGGTCGAGGCCTTCGTCGTCCGGGGGCGATTCAGCAGCGCGCTGCAGCATGCGGGCCGGCCGTGAAGCCCGCAGCCTACGTCGCGCGCCAGGTGGCGCGAGCGATGCTGGAGCAGACGACCTGCCGCGCGCATCTGGAGCGGCAGCTGCGCATGCGCCGCCCGGTCTCTGCCCTGGCCAAGGAGGCCGAGGGGCTCTATTCCGCCTACAGGAATGCGTTCCGCGGCCTGGGAGTGCCGGCCCGCACCGTGCAGTGGCTCCTGGTCGGCCTGGCGATACGGGCCATCCTGCAGCCGGCTGACCCATGAGCCTGGACGACGATCTGGCCGGCGCAGTCGCCGCCTATCGGCATATCGGGGTGCTGTGGCCCCAGCGCCATCAGCCCGCAGTGCGCCGCTGGGTACGAGAGTACCTGATGCGCATCAGATCCGTGCAGGATCAGGTGTCCTGGCTCGCCGAGGTTATGCGTAGAGAGCGGCAGGAACAGGCGATGCGCGATGATGAGACACAGGTTCTTATGGCCCTATAGTTGTGTGATACACCGTTACGCGAGCCTAGTGAGACTAATGGGAAATAGAGCATTTCGGCGACATAGTACTCACAACCACCTGCCTGGAAAGGGCACCACATGAGCCTCCTCCAACCCATCATCGACGCCACCATCGCCGCGCGCGTCTACTCCCCCTACCAGGAATCGATCTTCCGGGCCTTCACCGCTGGCCAGGGCAACGTGGTCGTCGAAGCGGTCGCTGGCAGCGGCAAGACCACCACCCTGGTCGAGGCCCTGCGCCGCTGGCAGCAGGTGCCCGGGAACCAGAGCAAGCGTGCGCTGTTCGCCGCCTTCAACAAGTCCATCGCCGAGGAGTTGAGCCGCCGGGTGCCCCGCGGCGTGGACGCGAAGACCTTGCATGGCCTGGCAATGGGCGCGGTCTCCCGCAAGTTCCGCGGCATCAAGATCGAGGCGCGCAAGCTGCACGTGACCGCCGAGCTGGTGGTGACCAAGGCCCTGACCACCGATGAGTCGAAGCCCCAGCTCGAGGTGGTCAACGCCATCGCCGGCGATCTGATCAAGGCTTACGGTCTGCTCCGCGGCACGATGACCAACCTGGCGGACGTCGATGCGGTGACCGAGACGATCTCCAACTATGGGATCACTCTCGACCAGCCGGAGAGCTCGATCGCGCTGTTCGGCGAGCTGGATCAGGTGATGAAGTCCCAGGTCGACCAGATGACCTTTGACGAGATGCTTAGTTTTCCCATCGACCACGCGATCAGCCTGCCCAAGTACGACCTGATCTGCGTCGATGAGAGCCAGGATCTCAACCGGCTGCAGATCGAACTGCTCAAGCGCGCCCTGTCGCCCGGTGGTCGCCTGGTCGCGGTGGGCGACAGCCGTCAGGCCATCTACCTGTTCCGCGGTGCCGACGCCAAGGCCATGGAGCGGATCAAGGAGGAGTTCAACGTCAGCGACGGGAACTGCCTGCCGCTCTCGATCACCTACCGCTGCCCCAAGGCCGTGGTTGCGTTGGCCCAGAGCTGGGTGCCCCACATCCAGGCCGCGGACAATGCCCCCGAGGGACTGGTGATCGAGAAAGAGCCCAAGCAGCTCGGCGCGACCCTGCTGGCGCTGATGGCCGGCGACATGGTGTGCTGCCGCGTGAACGCCCCGCTGATCGGTTGCGCGCTCAAGCTGATCGCCGCCGGCAAGAAGGCTGTCGTCCGCGGCCGGGACATCGGCAAGACCGTGGCCAAGCTCGCGACCAAGCTGGCCAAGCGTCTGGGCGACGGGCAGGTCGAGGAGCTGGTCGAGCGCATCGACACCTACTGCTCGGTCGAGACCGGCAAGCTCAAGAAGGCCCACAAGGACAGCCAGGTTCAACAGATTGAAGATCAGTGTGAGACCCTGATGGCCCTGCTCAAGGACGTGGTTTCGATCCGCGAACTGCACAGCCGCATCGAGCAGCTCTTCAGCGATGATTCGGTCGGCGTGGTGTTCTCGAGCATCCACAAAAGCAAGGGCCTGGAGAGCCGCACGGTGGTCTGGCTCGCCCCAGAGAAGAACGACGCGATGATGTACCGGGCTCGCAATGAGGCCGCGATGGCGCAGGAGGTCAATATCAAATATATCGTGGCCAGTCGGGCGATCGAGACTCTTATCATCCAGCCGATGCCGGAGCGTGAGAAGGAAGGGGAGGGAGAATAGTCATGCCCGCCTTCCGGGACCTGACTGGGATGACCTTTGGGCGAACCAAGGTACTCAGGCTCCATTCTATGAAGAATGGCAGGTCCTGGTGGCTTTGTCGGTGCTTCTGTGACAAAGAGTGGGTTACAACGGGGAACAGCCTTGTTTGTGGAAAAACTACCACTTGTGGGTGCGAGCGGTATATCAATATGGGCAATGCTACTCGGACGCATGGGATGAAGCATACGAGCATTTATAATGTCTGGCAGGGCATGCGAAGAAGGTGCCTGAATCCAAGAGAAGCTGGATTCAAGAATTACGGAGGAAGAGGAATAGAGATCTGCAAACGCTGGGATAAATTCGAGAACTTCTACGCAGATATGGGAGATCGTCCTGGAGTAGGGAAAGAGGCAACTATAGAGCGAAGAGATAACAACGGGAATTACGAGCCCGATAACTGTTTCTGGAAAGACTGGGATACCCAGTGCAACAATAAACGAACCAACAGGAAAATCACCGCACAAGGAATAACAAAGAACGTCTGTCAATGGGCTGCCATTAGAGGCATACGGTCAGGGACCATTCGAGCACGGTTAGACAAGTGCGGCTGGTCCGTAGAACAGGCCCTAGGATTTCTGGCCCCTCCCTTTGATCCGCATCCGCATAAGTTCTACCCTTCCCGTGTTTACAAATCTTTCATCCAACCAGCCTAGAAAGGGCGCCCCATGACCAAGACCCCTACCTCATCCACCAACACCCTCGCCGACCTTTCCCCGGTCGCCGTTTTAGCTTTGTCCAAAATGTTGACCGACACGATCATCGACAATGCGCGTGATCAAGTCGAGGAAGGCGACTACCCTGTTGAGGTCGTTCTCCACCTGCGCGGCGAGATTTCCGTGGATTCAGATTCTGAAACACTCCAAGTGAATAGATTGCAGCCGCTCCTGCTGCTCAAGCTCGCGATGCAGAAGCTCAACTCCATCACGATCGACGTCCTGGTCGCCGAGGCCGCGGAGATCCTGGCCAAGCGCAATGAGGAGCGCCACCGCAAGCAGAAGGCCGCCGAGGCCAAGGCCGCGGGCAAGAAGGTGCCTGAGGTCGAGCTCGAGGAGCCGGTCGAGGAAGTCGAATTCAAAGAGGCCGTCGCCAAGGCCTACAAGCGCCTGGCGCGGAAGACGGCGCAGCGCAAGCGTGGCGCTGTGGTCTTCGAGGGCGATCTCACCCCGGCCGAAGCCTGATCCTCTCACCTACCAACCCTTGTCCCGGAGTCACCCATGCTGCGCCTCATCCTGATGATCATCGGCCTCACCGCCGCTTGCGACCCCTACTGCCTCGTCGCCGACGAGTCCCCGCCGCCGTCGAAACTCCCCGCCGACGCCACCAAGCTCCTGGCCAAAGCCGAGGCCGATATCGTGGTGATCCGCAAGGCCCTGATCGCGGCGCTGACCAAGAGCCAGGCGGAGGCGACCAAGAAGGGGGATCTAGATGGGGCCCTGGCGGTGAAGGCCCGCATCGCCGAGATCGAGAAGGATTTGCCGGCCAAGGCGGCGCCTGCACCGACGATTGAACAGCAGCTGGCGGGAACCTACATCAAGGCGGATGGCACCGTGACGATCGTGCTCAAGCCCGACATGACCTACACCAACTCCTACCTCAGCCGAGCAGGTAAGTATACCCTCAGAGGCAACCGGCTGACTCTTCAAGGGACGCCCGAATTCTATTTGACCGTGAAAGACGAGTCGACACTCATCGAGGACGGCGGCAACATGTTCGTGAAGCGATAGGCCAATGGATCGTCTGTCCTTTTCTCCGTCAGCACTCATCGAATTCCCGGGAGATCAACTTGCTCCGTCAGAGGAGACCAAGTACAACTGCGGAATCGCTCGGCAGGGTGATAGCTGCTATCTGTCGTACCGGTTCGGGCATCAGATGCAGAGCAGGACGGGCATCTGCCTGCTCGACTCGCGCCTTCAGATCGAGTCGTCACGTATTGTCGGCACCAAGGACATCCGGCTCGAAGATCTCCGCCTATTCACACATCGCGGGGCGCTCTGCGGCTCGTACACACATACGGACGGCCCTATCCGGATGCGGATATGCCGGTTCAATGCGGACTTATCCATAGAGCGGGAAGTGGAATTCAAGTTCACGCCGGAGCGCTATGAAAAGAACTGGCAGTTCTTTGACTACCACGGGCGGTTGCTATGCATCTACTCCATCAACCCGCACCGCATCTATGAGTGTGATTGGGACGGCGCGTTCGCCCTTATCCACTCCACCCCGTTCCCCAACGACTGGGAGGTAGACGGTAAGCAGCTTCGCGGCGGAACCCCGCCAGCGCTCTATAATGGGCGCTATTACTCAGCTTTCCACACATCGAACTATTATATGGGCATGTACAGCTTTTCTGCCGAACCACCCTTCCAGGTGATCGGCATCTCAAATAAACCCTTTCTCGGGCACAGCGGTACCAGCGTCCATTTCCCGTGTGGCCTGCTCTGCCTCGAGGATTCGTTCCTCGTCACCTATGGTGAAGACGATAAACGCGCTAAGGCGCTCCACCTTCGGCTACTCAACAGGGGCGCGCTATGAGCATCGTCTGGGACATCCTCGGCGGCGGCTTCGGGGATATGTGGGCCACCGTCTGCGAAGGCGTGGATGACTTCGAAAGGAAGTTCAATGCCAAATACCATCTATAGGAATTGGAATTATGGCCTCGGCGATGTTTGGGCTACGATCCAGCTGCTTGCCCGCATCCAGCGTCCTGGCCCGATCCTGCTGTCGACCGTCCAGCATGGACAGAGCCTGCGCGCGATGCAAGAGGCGGTCCTGCGTGCGATGGACCAGCAGTATTTCGACAACGAGATTATCCTGGTCGACGACGAGCCGAACACGGAGCTCGATGGATACGCGGTCTGGGCCGCGCCTATGATACCGGCGAAGCACCAGTGGAGCCTCGGCCCTCGCGATAACAAGATTACAGTGCAATTCGACGGGGCATCGACCCCCGAGCTGAAGAACCCGCCGCCTGGTGATATCGTCACGATCAATCTGTGGGCGCAGCGGCACGGGTTCGCCGTCGTGATCGCGGGCAAGGATCTCGGCCTGGAGAAATCGATCTGGGCGATGCGAACATCTGTCTTGTTCGTCGGAATCTGTTCTGGCATGTCGCACGTGGCGCACAGTGTCAGCGTCCCGACCTATATTCTCGAATACGATCTCCCCGTCGTCACCTGCCACCGCCACCGCAACTACGTTCTCTGCAAGGGCGCCGGGCACTTCATCAGCCAAGCCGAAAACTACCTGACCTTCCTGCGGTTCATCAACCAATGAGCCGCGCTCACCGCCGTCTCATCTACGACGACTTTCACCCGAAGCACTGGTTGCGGATTCCACCGCTCTGGGAAAGCGCCTATAGCCCGCACCATGCGCTGCCGCCTGCGCCAGCAAAAGAAAAAGACAAGGGGAAACCACGCCCCATCGCCCACACCACGCGGGGACCGATCGCGTTCAGCGCTTGATCCCCGCTGCCGCCGGGTACAATGAAACCATGCAGAAAGTCGCATATTTGTGGGATGTCGACCCCAAGAAGGGGATCTCCCGGGAGCTCCGAGCAGCCCGGATTATGATGTTTGGTAAGCTGGCCGATTGGCGCCGTTTGCTGAAGACCCATGATCGGGCGGAGCTCCGCCGGTATGTTGTGGAGTCGAAAGGCCGCATTCTCGATGAGCACGTGCTGATTTTGTGGGGGGCTATTCTCGGTATCCCTTTGGCCACCTGCGAACGCTGGATGAAAGGCTGGATCCCATGGCGCGGTTGAAACTGTCCAAGCACAAACGTGAAGTACTGAAGGACCTCGCCGGGTTCTGCGAGAAGAACAAGTTCTTTCTCGTCGGCGGATCCAATATGTCCCTCCGGTTCAATCATCGGGACTCGGAAGATCTCGATTGGTTTACGCTTCGGAACTTCGATACCAGGGCTTTGATGACTCTGCTTCGAGAAGCCGATCTCGAACCGAAATTGATCAGTGAGAGTTCGAACTCTTTGCATATCACGGTGCGTGGTGTGCGTTTGAGCTTCCTCAGGTTCGATTACAAGGCAGACGTCGAGAGGGGTACCTCGGGAGCGCCCTTTGCTTCCCTCAAGACGTTGGCAGCTATGAAGATCCTGGCCATCGCGAATCGGGGGACCCGAAAAGATTTCTACGACGTCCACGTCCTTATGAAGAATGGATGGCCGCTGAAGAAGCAGATCGAGGCCGCAAGGGACATGATACCGAAGCTGTCGGTCGACCAGATCACCCGTTCGCTCAAGCATTTCGCCGAAGCCGACAAGGACCACGGTCACTACAAATACGTTTATACGTGGCCCACAGTCAAGAAAGATATCAGCGCAGCGATGGCGAAATACGCAGAGGGCCGGTAATCCAACTTCCCCCTTGACACCCCTCCATAGCCTCTCCATAGTGCGCGCCTCACCCACCACTATGGAGTCTACGTATGGTCTGGAATGACCCCCGCAAGGCCGGCGCCGCCAAGGCCGCTGCTGCCGCAGCCCCTGCTACCTCTGCCGCCCCGCCGCCCCCGACCGGTGGCACTCTCCAACCTGCTGCCGCAGCCACCGGCTTGCCGGCCGTCACCAGTGCGCCCCCGCAGCAGCCCGCCGCAACCACGGGCGCCGCAACCCCCGGCCGCGGTCGCCGTGGTGCCGCCGCAGCAGCCGCAGCTGCCGCCGCAGCATCCCAACCCGCCCCTGCTGCCCAGGCGGCGCCCGCCGCGCAGGCGCCTTCTCCCGCCCCTGCTGCCCAGGTCCCTGCCGCTCCCCAGCCCCAAACCCTCTCCCGCCCCATCGGCTTCCTGGCCCTGCTCAACCCATCCGCCCCGACCAAGACCGCGCTCAACGTGGTCGAGGAAGGCGTCCGCCCGGCCGGCGAGCCGAACATCTTCCCCACGATCTACCTGACCGGGGGCGATAGCGGCGGGAACTTTGAATTCCACGACATGAATCCCGAGGGCACCAACGCAGATCTCCCCCGCGGCAAGGGTCAGGGTGCCAATGGCACGGATCCCTTCCCGGCGATCCTGCTGGGCTATCGCTACAATGTGCTGATCTGGCCCAAGGCCTTCAACAAGAACGCACCCAAGCAGTCCCCCCGCTCCCGCAGTGTCATCCCCTACGACGAGCTCGAAGCGGTCGGCATCGCCCAGGACGCCGTCCAGGTGTACACCTTCCGCAACCGCAGCACCCAGGATGAATTCGACCCGCTCGGCCACCCGAGCATGACGCTCGAACTGCTGATGTACGACCCGCACGCCGGAATCTTCGCTGTCCAGACCACGGGCACCTATGACTGCGCCCTGATGACCGGCAAAGAGCTGCTCGCTGCCTTTCCGAACGGCACGCCCCAGGCGACCCCGGTGCTGTTCAACCCGGCCAAGCATCAGATGCAGTCCAAGACCCAGACCTGGGACGAGCACTACATCCAGGTCCGCCAGAGCGTGGTCGGTGGCGAGATCGACGGGGTGAAGGCCGCGTTCAACCAGTTCCTCGCCGAGCACGGGGAGAATCCTGACCTCCTCGCGTCGATCAAGGAGTGGGGCACGTTCAGCATGTCCGCCGAGGCCATGGACGCATTGGCCCAGATTGCAGGGCGACGCTAGACCCTGCGCCATCCACGATGCGGCTCTGCAGCCACCGGTCCTGAGGGGCCGGTGGCGTTTGTGGTACCTACCCTATCCAAGGAACCCATCCATGGCACTCGAACACGATCTCCAGGACGCGATCAAGAAGAACCTCTCGGCCGAGGTCGGAGAGGTGCTGCGCAAGCGGCTCGAGCAGGCGGAGAAGGATGCGCGGGACCTCGTCACCACCAAGGCTGACCTGGCAGATGCGAAGGCGCGACTCCGGCAGGAGGAGACCCTCGATAGCCAGCGGGCAGAGATCAAGGGTGAGGAGGCCAAGCTCGCCGCGAAGGAGGCCGCGATCATCGAGCGTGAGCGCGAGATCCGGCACAAAGAGGAGATGGCCGCGCTCAGGGTGACGATCGCCGATCAGCGGGCCAACGATCTCAAGGAGATCACACGCACCGTCTTCCGTTCGCCGACCTTCCAGCGTACGGTCAATGTCAATGAATCGGTCCCCCTGACCAATCCGAACAACCCCGGCTACCAGACCGGCTCCGCGATGGCATCGAAGCAGACCACCGAGACCAGCAGCATCGTCGACTCCTGATGTCCAACGGCAAAGGCTCCCAGCGGCGCGGTGCATCGCGCGAGGAACGGCAGCGGTTCGAGCGCGGCTGGGAGCGGGTGTTTGGCAAACCGCAGCAGAAGAAGCGCAAGAAGCGCGGGGACTATCCCAAGGGCTGGTGATGACTAAGAAACCCTGGAAACCCCGCGCCTCCGCTCTCGGTGGCTACATGCGCTGCACCTGGCGCGCGGTGCAAGATCGCAAGGTGTACGAGGGCGAACTCCCGGCGCCGATCGAGCGTGTCAGCCCGGGGAACAGCGACCTGGGCACCTGCGGGCACTTCACCCTGCAGGATGGCATGCGCTGCCTGTTCCCCAAGAAGCAGATGGTGCGTGACATCGATGCGTTCCTGATGGACCTCGACCGGCGCGATGCCACGGGCCAGGACTACGACCTGACCGGCGATGAGCAGCACCTCGTGGACATCGCCTGTGAGTTTTTCGGCGGGGACGTGGGGGCGGCCTATAGTGCGTTCCTGGCCGGCGACTCCCGGTGCTACCAGCCGCGGGCGGCAGACTGGACGATGGCGGCCAAGCTCTTCAACAACGACCGGGCGATCACCCAGAGCGCGGTGCGCGCGACGGCGACCCTGGCCGCGGGCAAGATGCCGGTGCCGGCGGACGGGGAACCGTACCTGGCCGAGGAGGAATGGGCCAACGACTTTGTCACCGGGCACACCGATTTCCGCACCCAGGATGGGCTTGTGGTCGGGGACCTGAAGACCACGGCCAAGCCGACCAAGGGTGGGTGGATCAACCCGGATCATCTGCCCCAGATGGCAGCCTATCACCTGCTGACCGGATGCCAGCGGGTCTGGGTGCTCTATGTCGACTCGCTCAAGGCCAAGTGGGCGAGCCTGGTCTGGATCGACTTCACCAAGCCGGAGATGATATTCTACGCCGAGCAGGTCGCCGGGTTCTGCCGGTTCCTGATGAGTGATGCCGTGCTACAGCATACGTACCCTGTGGTCGGCGACCATTGCACGCGCACCTGGTGTCGCCATACTGTCGACTGCTTCAAGCTCTTCATGCCGCCCCCAGGGCGCGTCTACAACGTCGCCCGCGCCCGCGCTGTCAAGGCTGCCGGGCCCGTCCGCCTGCCCGTTGCACCCCTCGCCTGAGGACCATCCATGCCTGCCAAGCCCGCACCACCCGTACCGTCTGCGTCGCGGTCCAGTTCCCGGCCCAATCGGACGTTGACCCTGTGGTCCACCCCGAGGCAGCGCGCGATGGTCACCCGGCTCCGCAAGCGCCATCCTGACCGGAGCTTCTCATCGATCGTCTGGGCCCTGGTCGAGGCGCTCGATACCAAGGCCATTCAGCTGAGCGCCACCCAGGTGATCAGGACGCCCGTCCCATCCACTCCGGCGAGGGGCCTTGACTCTGCCTAGGGACACGTAACCCTACATAGATGCCACAGCCAGAGTCCCTGTTCAAGCGGCGCCTGACCAAGTGCTTCACCCAGGTCTTTTCCCGCGACGGGTGGTGGTCGTATCTCAAGCCGATCAAGGGCGGCACCCCAGACCTGGTATTCAGTCATCTCACCTACGGTGCTGCATGGGTCGAGGCCAAGGCTCACGGCAAACCGCTCTCCCGAGTCCAGGAGTTCCAGATCGACCGGATGCAGATGGCCGGGATGCGGGTGCGGGTGGTCGACGTGCACATGGCTGAGGGCGGGGTGCGGGTGCCGTGGAAGCGCTGGTCCCTCCATATCGACTACCTCGAGTCCCGCCGCGGCAATCGGATCTGCCAGGGCGAACTGATGGCGACACCAGGCTTCTGGGAAGGGTTGCTCACATGATGTGGCTATGGATGGTGCTGTCGTTCGTTGGTGGCATTGCCGCCTTCTTGGGGGCCCTCTGGGCCATCCGGTGGTGGACACGGGGGACTGATCAGTTCGCCTGGCTGCAGCGGATCGCCGGGGAGGTGCCCTGGGCCCCGCCACACGACCGGCACATGCGCGTCCACGGGGAGGGGGCCGGGGGCAACAGTCACGAGGTCTACTGCGTCCCGCGTCAAGAGATCGCCGAATGCGGCCTGAAGTGCCCGAAGTGCCAGGCTGAGGTCGCCCCGCGGGCGGACTTCAGCAAGATTGTCCGGGTGTTCATCGACGGGCAGGAGAACGAGGTCATCAAGTGCCCCGGGGTCGTCGAGATGCATGATGGCCGCCAGGCGCAATGCCCGGCATGGCTCGCGGCGTCGCCCAATACCGAGCACGGGGACGATCTGATCGTGGGTGACCCCCTGAGCTTCTACCAGTTCAGCCGTATCTCCCAGCAGCAAGCGCTGCGGGAGAAGTATGGGATGGACGTGGCGTTTGAGCTTCCCCCGGATGGTGCCGGGGGTCTGGTGGTGAAGGCGGCGTCGCGGCCTGCGGGGGTGGTGCCGGTGGATTCGGCGGTGGAGAAGATGCTGGGCGGGGTGCAGATTCCATTCGAGCAGGTGCTGGCGCAGGAGCATGCCCGGCAGCGAGCAGAGGCCGCCGCAGGGGGTGTTCGCGCGACGGATGAGACCGCGCTTCTTCCCACTCTCCCACCCGCCCCCGCCGGCGAGGCGGACCTCGCCGGTCAGGCGGAGAAGGATTCTAAACCATGAAGATCTTCACCTACCACCCGGAAGGTGCCGAATCCATCGACGGGTTCAACAAGCGCCTCCAGGACTTCGCCTTCTCCAACAACGTCACCGGGGTCTCCCAGGGCCAGCTCGATGGCGCCCTGGTGCTCTCCCTCGCCCTGGCCGAGGATGGCATCGGGTCACCACTGCTGATCCAGCCCTATGTGGTGCCTATCCACGCGACCCAGGTGCGCGGCTTGGAGCCGATCCTGGGGCGGGTGCTGGCCGACCTGCAGAAGATCAACAGCGACACCCAGATGTATGTCCCGGTCGAGACCAGGATGGTCCACATCCAGGAGACTCACGGGGAGGGCTGGCCCCGTGGCTACGCCCTGTTCCTGATCGCCATCGGCACGATCGAAGACGAAAGCGACGACTGACATGTCCAAGATCCTCACCCCCGGCGCGCAACCCCTCTCGCTCCTCCAATGGATGGACGCCTACAGCATGTTCCTGGAGAGCACCGCCGAGGCGAAGAACAACACCGAGCTGCGGACGTGCATCGAGGAGAACATCAAGGCCCTGAAGGGCTCGTCGAAGGGTCTCGCGGGTGCGGCCGACCGCCAGCTGCTCGCCACCCAGGAGCAGATCAAGGCCTTCATGGGATTCAGCCTCGATATGTACAAGGCCAAGCGCCTGGCGTGGAAGAATGTCTGCGTCGATGTCCGGGCCGCCAGCTGGAACCTGGCCGAGGACATCCATTACACGGAGCAGACCAAAGGTGGTTATCTCCGGTTCTGGCAAGGGGACAAGGACGCGACGGAGGGCGGCTTGGTGGTCGACCGGGTCAAGGCGCTCGTGCTGATCCAGTTCCTGAAGTTCGTCAACGCCCAGTCCACCCAGAACGCGAATCCCATCGAGTACACCAAGCAGATGCTGCTCAAGCAGGGGATCAACGAGCATAATTTCCACAAGCACGCCGATGCCATCGCCTTCCCGAATCCCTGGACAGTGGCGCTCTGATCATGAGCTTCATCACCACCCTTACCGGCATCGCGGATGCCTTCGGCGAGAAGCCGCTGCCAACGATATGGGCCTACGTCCGTGTCAGTGATGACACGCACGAGGACAACGAGTCGCCGGATGTCCAGCGGACGGCGATCCTCGGCTACTGCCAGCGCTCGGGCATCCCCGAGCCGCGGATCGTCTACGAGAAGGCGTCGGCCGCCAAGCCCTTGTTCACCGTCCGCCTCCCGGGCATGAAACCCGAGGAGGTGCCCGCGGCATCGCCCCGACCGCTGCTGTCCTCCCTGATCGCCAAGCTGTGCGAGCGCGACCAGTCCAAGCTGTGCGAGCAGGATCGGTCCAAGCTGCTGATCTGGAAGCTCGACCGCCTGTCGCGTGTCGCCGCCGAGCAGGATATGCTGTTCTCCTTCTTCGAGCGCCACGCCATCACCCTGGGGGTCGCCTACGCGAGCGAGAGCTTCCTGGCCGACTCTGCCGCCAGCGCGGATCCGGTGCGCGTGCTGATGCGTCAGGTGCTCGGGTCCTTCGCCCAGTACGAGCGCCACCTGATCCAGATGCGCATGAAGCTGGGGACCCAGAACAAGTACGCCCGTGGTGGGTGGATCGGGGGGAACAAGCCCTATGGGTACATGGTGGTCAACCACGACCTGACGATCGACCCTCAGAAGGCTCCGATCGTTCGCCTGATCTTCTCCCTGGTCGACGGCGCCAAGATGACCTTGAACGAGGTTGCGCGCTACCTGCGGGAGAATGGGCACGGCGCCAAGATCTGGTACAAGGGGAAGGTCCACCGGGTGATCAAGAACCGCGCGATCTACCGCGGTATTCTCACCGACCCGACGGGAGTCGCCCACGATCGCCCCGACCTCCGGATCCTGGAGGACCCGGTCGCCACGATCGCCCCTGACGATGCCGCTCCCGCCGACCAGGCGGAGGTCGACGCTCTGCCCGAACCCGAGCTGGAGCTCCCATGACCGACCACTCCACCGACCCCGACGTCCAGAAGGTGCTCGGTACCATCCGCTCGACGCTCGACGGGCTCTTCGCCGGCAACGGGTTCAAGCTCGACATGATGGGGATCATCCCGGCGATCACCGCGGGTAAGAACCTGGCGAAGAAGGACGGGGCGGGCAAGTATATCGCATCCAAGGTCTTCGGCGAGCTGGTGAATGACCACCCGGAGATGATCGACTTGGCCTTCCAGGGACTCAGCGAGGTGGCCAAGGCCCGGATTCGTACCATCATCGGTATAGCGCCCGTCAAGGACGCAGAGAAGGCCTAGGATGACCCCGATCGTCCCGGAGATCTCGGTCGTGCTGCCCCAGGATGACCAGTCCGGGGATGCTGTGGTACGTGCCATGCTCGGGCAGCAGGTGCTGGTGCAGATCGAAGCGATGCCGGGACCCCAGGCGCTCGCTGTGGCCAGCGCGATGCGCCAGCTCATCCAGCAGACCCTGCGGCTCAACGGGGTCACCGAACCCCCGCCGGCAGAGCTCGGGCCGCCCTGGGAGGATTACGCCCCGGGAACCGAGCCCCAGCACCTAGCCGGCACCTCAACCCTGATCCCACCATGACCCGAGCCGCGATCCTCTGCCCAGGGCCCTCCCTGAAGGCGTCCTGGGCCTGGCGGAAGGGCGTCTATGATGTGATCATCGGGGTCAATGCTGCGGTCGAATTCTGGCCCTGTGACTGGTGGTGCATCGGCGACTGGGAGGCCCTCACCTGGTATCGCCAGACCCCCAGGGTCGGACTCTGCTCGATCGCGGACGCACTGCGCCTGGCCTGGGATGCCCATATCCAGCTCAAGATCCCGCTGGGGAACCTGCGACGGATTCCCTGGGAGGAGCTGCCCATCCACCAGCGGTTCTCATCGCTCATGGCCCTGGGCCTGGCGCACACCCTGGCAGCGACCGAGGTGGACTACTTCGGGGATGACAAGGAGGGGAACACCGATTTCACCGGGGCCATTGACCCCTTGCGCAGCACTGCCGGGCCTGCAGGGAACGACCGGTGGGCGGACGAGTGGCACCAGCTAGCCGACGTGCTCAAGTGGGCCCAGATCGAAGGAATGCAGGTCAGCTGGGTCAAGCCGCCGGCGTAGGCGGTCGCGGGCCTGGGTGTCGTAGGCGAGTACCTGGTCGGGGGCGATGCGGAGGCAATGCGCGATGTCATCCACTGAGAACTGCTCGAGCCACCGCAGCCGGATGATCAGGCGCTCCATCTCAGGGAGCGAGGCAATCGCATCGTGCAGGTCCATCATCCCACTATGAAACCCGTTCCGTAGGAGGCAATATGCTTGTGCTGTTCAATCCTGGATCACCCCCCGAACACCAGCAGTGGATCGAGGCGGGTCAGATCGTATGTATGCGCCCGGCGGCGCTGCGCAGATCGAGCAAACCGCTGCGGCCGGATCAGGAGAAGCCGGACCTGGGCTGGGTCATCCAGCTGGAGATGTCCAGCGGACAGATGTACAGCTGCGAATACCCGAGCGAGGAGCTGGCCAAAGCGGTGCAGCAGCAGTTCGTCAGTGCGCTGGATGGGTTGTTGGAGGTGGTAGTGCGGCCTCCGGAGGCCTAGGAGAAAAGGAAAAACCCCGAGCCGAAGCCCGGGGTTTTTCGTGAATCCTTGTAAACCGTTTGGCTTACTGGATTTCGCGGAGCAGCTCACCTTCCAGGAAGATGTGGCAGTACGTCGAAGCGGTCAGGGTCCCGCCAGCGGTCGTCAGTGCCAGGAAGAAGTTCTGCACGGGCGGCAAATAAATCGAGTGCAGCAGCGAGTAGATATTCCGCTGGTCCGGCCAGCCGGTTTCACAGTTGATGGTTCCCGCCGTGGTGGCGGTAGCCGGGACCAGGGTCTGCTGGCTCAGGCCGCCGCCGGCGGTGAGGATGAACGCCGGGATGGTGAGATAAACCTTTTCACCCACCTGCAGCTGGTAGAACGCCGCAGCCCAGAAGGCGGCCACGTTGGCGTAGGTCGCGCTGTTGAAGCCGAGCACCTGACGCAGGGCGCGGATCGAGAAGCGCTTCGGCCAGCTGAGCTGGCCAGCGGTCTGGAGGTTGGTGTAGAGCGCCGAGCGACCGTTGTTCCCGAGGGAGAACAGCGTTGCGGACGTCTGCAGGGTGGTGGCGAGCAGCACGCTGTCATACAGCGGCTGGTGGATGGCTTCGAGCCGGATCGAGCCGGAGCGGGCATCCTTGACGGTGCGGAAGACGGGCATTGTGTTCTCCTCCCCAAGAGGGGATTCAGGGGACCCGGAACGTGAGGGGCTTCCTCGTTGTTCCAGGAATGGGTATACGGGTCGTTGTCAGTCCCACATGCAAAGCGCCGGTGGGCAGCGAACCGAATGAAGGCGGTGAAGAGATTGGGAAAGAGCGGCAGGGGCCCACGGGCGGCCCCTACGTATGGTCTACCTCAATCAGAGATAGGATTCCATGTACTTGGTGCTCTCGGTCAGGTAGTCGCTGCCGATGCCAGCCAGGTCATCGTCCATGTCCCCGGTGCCGTTGTAGGCGCGGGCGTCGACATAGCCGGCCAGCTCTTCGCCGGTGCCGTTGTAGGCGCGGGCGTCGACATAGCCGTCGAGCGGGGCCATGTCCCCGGTGCCGTTGTACGCACGCGCGTCAACGTAGCCCCCGAGACCATTCAGACCGTTCACCGGGCCCTGGACAGCGGCAGCAGGCGCTGCAGCAACGGCCACGGGGCCGACAGCCGGGGTGTGGTAGACCAGGCGGGCGATGAGCCCGGGGCTGATCGCCTCGGCGAGCGAGGCGATAGCCCCACCAACCACCAGGGCCTTGCCGAGGTCACCCTTGATGAACTTGTTGGCGACGAAGCCGAGGGTGAAGGGCACTGCCGCACCGATCACGCGCTTGGCCATCGGGCCGCTGAGCGCCGGACCCGCGCCAGGGATGGCGTTGAGACCGGGGGTCACGAGTGAGGTGTTGACGATTCCGCCCAGGGCGTAGGTGGCGACGGCGCCACCGAGCGCGAAGGCGATGTTCTTGATCTTGTTCTTGCCCTTGAAGATCCCGAGGATCTCACGGGGAGCTGCCTTGACGGAGCTCACGTACTGCTTGGCGAATCCCATGGGGTTTCTCCTTTGGGTGTGGGAACGACGGTGCCGACGTGCGGACGCACGGCGGTGTGAACGACGAGGGTTGGAACAGGAATGACGGCGCTTGCGGGAACGACCGCGATACGGGTTCCCGAGCAGGGCGAGGTGCAGACCTGGATTGGACATCAGCATCATGGGCATCGGGGTTCTCGTCACGCTCATCAGGAGCGGCAGAAGCGATTGCACATATGCTGTTGATCGGGCGGCCCCAGCAGAGGAGGCGGCGCAACCACATGCGACACGGCCCAGCCTATGCCCTTCGCCCGATGCACCAAGACCCAGCTCGTATGTACGTCTCGGGTCTTGCAAGTCTGTACGTATCTACGTACATACAGGTATGCCCAAGAAGAAAACCTCGATCACCATGCGCATCGATCCCGATGTGCTGGCTTGGTACAAAGCACATTCGGAGTCCTACCAGCTCACCATCCAAGAGGTGCTCCAACGTCACATGACGCGCACCACCAACCCCATGCCAGGAGATCTCTCCATGCCTGCCGCGACCAAACCACCGAAGAAGACCAAGGACCCCAAGCCGGAGAAAGGCCAGGTCTTTCGCTCGACCGAGGAGTACTGGCAATCCCTGACCGGCTTCGAGGACGTATCAGACGCAGATCTTGCCAAGCAGCTGGATGATGCCTTGCAGGGCTCGCGTGGCCTGGATGACCTGAAACCATCCCCCGGTGCGCGCTTCACCGAGCACAAGGATGCTCAGAACGGAACGATCCGCCTGGAATCGTGTCGCCAGCCGCTCTACGACACCCAGGTCCATGGGACCATGTTCAACGTGCCGATGGGACGCCGCGATGAGTACATCGCTAATCCACCCCCGATCGTCTTCTTCCAGACCGGCGGCGGGCCGAATCGGGGGCCGGCAATCACCAATCTAGCTACCTCAGGTCAGCTCACCTGGCCCAAGCGTTTCGATCTCGATGGCGTGCGCATCTCATTCTCCCACCTCGTCGACATCTCCGAGGCGCACTTCGAACTCCAGATCGGCGAGAAGAGGTACCTCACCATGCCGCTCAAGAACATGGAGCGGGACGACGACCCGATCAAGGATGGCGAGTACGGCCCCCTGCTCCCGCGCATGCGTCTGAAGCACGTGGGCATCACCCCGACGATCTACATCCCGCCGGTCCAATGGTTCGGCCTGACCATCAATACCGGCGGCAAGCATTTCGAGTCGGCCGAGATCCGGGTGCAACTCGATGGCACGATCCACCGGGAAATCCAGTAACTCTACCACCACAAGGAGATTCATCATGGCTGAAAAGATCTTCGAAGACCCGGGCAGAGGCTCGATCGTCCAGGTATATGAAGGAGAGAAGGACGGGGGCCCCCTGGCTCGTCGAAGTCCCGGTTGAGTACGTCCATGTCAAGGACCACCGCAAGGGAGGGGTCCGCCTCGAGAAAGGGCGACGCTCGATCTATGACACCCAGCCGTGGGCGGCCCACAGCACCATCTGCTTCTTCCATAATCCGAACGGCCGGTCTGAAGCCTACACCAACATGCGCACGGCCGGGCAATTCACCTGGCCGAAACGATTTCTCCTCGACGGGATCCGGATCTCGCTCTCCAAGGTCGTCGATATCTCGAAGGCGTCTTTCTACTTTCAGATCGGTGAGAAGCTCTATTTCAACCTGCCGCTCATGAACATGGAGCGGGATGACGACGTGGAGAAGGACGCCGCTGCTGCGCCAGGGTTGCCGCCGATTCGGCTCAAGCACCTGGGTATCACTCCCAGCCTGTATATCCCGCCCGTTCAACACTTCAGCTTGGTCCTCAACACCGGCGACATCGACTGGAGGGACCGCCACGTGGACGTGCGCGTCCAGCTCGACGGCATGCTCTACCGGGAGATCTGCTAGTTCGGCGGCGTGAGCACCGTGGTCGGGATGATCGAGGCCGGGCTCGCCGGCCGGCGATCGATGTAGGCCACGCTCGAAGCGTTCGGGGCGAGTTGGAAGGTCGATCCCAGCTGCTGCCAGTGCATCCCGACCGGGGTGGCGGCCGGGGTCTGGGTCCAGGCGGCGCCGTTCCAGATCCACTGGTACCCCCCGACCGGCGGGGTAGCAGGAGGTCCTGAGGCCTGGGTGGTGCCCGGGGCCGCATAGGGGGCCACATAGCCCGGGGTGCCGTAGGTGGGAGCGGCATACGCCGGGGTGTAGGGCAACCCATATCCGGGGGTGCCGTAGGCTGGGGCTGCAGGTGCCGCCGTGGCCGCAGCGAGCGTCTGGCCCTGCTGGTTCAGCTGGGCTTGGATCTGGGCGAGGGCCGCGGCATCACCGGAGGTGCTGGTATCCTCGGCCGCCTTCTTGCTCTTGTGGAAGGCGAGCTTGTAGACCAGGAACAGGCCGACCAGGGCACCGGCGCCGATGCCGAGCGTCTTGGCGTTCATCTTGAGTTTGAAGGGGAGGGCGGCCATGGTGTTCTATCCTCGGAGCCAGGTGTCGACGGTGAAGATGTTACCCTTCCGCCGCTTGATGAAGAGGTTACCGCGCGAGTCCCTGACCAGCGCCGGCATCACCTTCGCGGTATAGGTTCCGCCCTTGTGGCCGGTGTCCCCAAAGGCGTGTGTCCACCCGAACGGATTCTTGTCGGGGCTGATCACTTGCTTGGGCACGAAGTAGTCCAGGGCCTTGATCAGCGCGATCTGCTGGCGCCGTCCGATCGGTGTCGGCACCTCCACCAGGCGCCCACCAGAGGCCGGATCGTGGGCGTGGAATCGCCGATGTGCCCGCACGACGCGTGACGGTAACGGTGCCCGGCTGCGCCCCTTGGGCTTGCAGAGCAGGAATTGCCGCGTCGTGGTGTCCCATCCGAGCCATGTGCCAGGGGTCTTTCGTGTGGTGGTTCGACCGGTGGTGGGATCGACCAGGTGCAGTGCGAGCAGCCGGCCGATGCCCAGGATCGCTTTCATGCGCGCTTGGGCTTGAACAGCTTCCACGCGATGAAGCCGGAGATCAGGGCGATGGCGACGCCGGTCTTGCTGACCGGGCCAATGAACGGGAGGGTCAGGTCGCCGAAGGGCATGTCATCGTCATCATAGGCCCCCATCCCCATCCCCATGTCCCCATCATCGCAGGCGAGATCCTCGATGCCTGCCAGGTCGCTCGGCTCGGTATAGAACCGGGCGTTCAACGGCTTGCCGAGACCATGAGCCAGGCTCTTGGTGTTGTGGGCCGTGATGTTGTGGGGATGGCTCGTGGACAGCTTGTGATCCAGCGGCGCGCTGATCTTGGTCACCGAGGACCGGGTGGTCTGCTGCAGGCCGGGAGTCCGGCTCATGCGGGTGCGGGGCTGCTGGACCTGCACCAGCTCACCAGCGCCTCGGCCAGAGAACACCGAGTCGAGCTCGTAGGACATGTCACGTTGCATGGGTCGGTTCCTTCAGGAGAGGGGCAGAGGTCTGGTGGGGTTAGCGGCGATGGCGCCGGCGGCGGGGATTGGTGGCGACCACGGTTGCCGGCTTGCTGCGGCCGGCCAGGAGGCCGCCGACGACCAGCACGCCAACACCGCCCAGGATCCAGGGCAGCATCTTGGTGATGCTGGTGCTCTTGCCGGGGGCCGGGGGCATGCCCGCAGGCGGCATGCCTGGGGGCTTGGGAGCGTTGCTCTTGGCGGTCTCATAGGCGGTGACGCCGGCGGGAACCGCGGAGAACAGGCTCGTCAGGGCGGCCCAGGCGCCGGTGGGCGGGGCAGCAGGGGCAGCAGGGGATGCAGGGGCCGCTTGGCCAGCCGGCGGCACGTAGCCGGGCGGATTGCCCTCGTCCTGGTCCAGGCCTGGCGCCGGATCAGCACCCAGACCGGCGAACCCCGCCATCCCGGGCATGAAGCCCTGGCGATTGGCCTGGCTGCGGGTCTTGTAGGTGCGCGCCACACCAGCCTGGTGGGTCGTGACCTTGGTGCCCTTGATCAGGGTCTTCTTGGAACGCATGCGCGGATCGGGCCCGGCCATCCCGCCGCTCTGCTGGGAGAAGATCTCCACGTCCTGGTCATCCTCGAACGGGTTGTCCGAGCCGGTCTCGATCGAGACCGTGTTGCCGAAGGGCTGCAGATCGACGGGCTCGGTGCGGTAGGAGCTATCGACGAATGCTTTGGGGAGTGGCATGGGTATCTCTCAGCGACGGCGTTTGCGGGGATTGGTCTTGGCGGGAGCAGCTGCAGGCGCGGCGATGACGGTGGTCGAGCGGGAGCCACCACCGAAGACGAGGCCGAGCACCAGCACCAGGCCCACACCGCCAGCGATGTAGGGCCAGTAGGTTTCGACCTGCTTGCCGAGCGCGCTGGCTGCGGCTGGGAGCTTGCTCTGGGCTGCTTTCGCCTGGGCCGCCTTGGTCTGGGCAGCGAGCACCGCGGTCCCGGTCTGGCCGGCAGCCTGGGTCAGGGCGGTCAACGCTGTGAGGGCGGTGGCCGCACCACTGGCAGCCTTTGCACCCCCGCCACCTGCTGCAGGAGCGGCAGGCGCGGCGGCAGGGGCAGCTGCAGGCGTGGCTGCGGCGCTCGGTGCGGGCAGGCCGCTGCCCGGCTGGCCCGGCGCAGGCATCGCGAAGAGGTTCTGGTTCTGGGGTGCCGGCTGGGCGAACAGGGAGGCATCCTGGTCGGTGGTCAGGGCGTTGAAGTCGGTGGCATCGGCCGGGGTGGCATCGCCGCCGCTACCGCTGTCATCAGTCGGCATGTCGATACCCAGACCGGCGAACCCCGCCATCCCGGGCATGAAGCCCTGGCGATTGGCCTGGCTGCGGGTGTGGTACGTACGGGACACACCGGCGGGATGCGCGGTGACGCGTGTTCCCCGGACCAGGGTCTTGCGCGAGCGCATCCGTGGATCAGGCCCCGCCATCCCCCCGCTCTGCTGGGTTACGACCTCGATGCCCTGGTCGTCTTCGAACGGGTTGTCCGAGCCCGTCTCGATCGACACGGTGTTCCCGAACGGCTGGAGATCGACGCTCTCAGTCCGATAGGAATTGTCGACGAAGGGGCGGGGGAGGGGCATGATCAGGCACGCTTCCGCTTGAAGAGCTTCTTACCGACGGTCTTCCACAGGATGATGCCCAGGCCGATCGCGAGTGCCGGCTTGACCAGGCTGGAGGCGGAGAAGGCCCCGAGGCCTTCGATCGACGGGGTCAGGGCGGTGCCCCGGCCGTAGCCGGCGCCCCCATCCTCGTTGAGATCGTCCTCGGGGTACATGTCCCCCGTGGCCACGTCGCCGTTGATCCCGGTGTCGAGGTCACTGTCATCGTCGGAGGCCTCGCCGCTGTCGCTGGTGTCCGAGTTGTCACCGCCCGAGTCGGTGTCCATGTTGTAATACTTGTGCTTCTTGTGCTTCGGGGCCTGGGACGGGGCGTTGTACTGGGACACATCGGTCGCATCGCCCGAGCCATCATCAGTGCCGCCATCATCCGAGCCGCCATCATCCGAGCCGCCATCATCCGAGCCATCATCACCGCTGTCAGACTGGCCGCCGGCGGTGATGCCCGAGTTGCCCGAGGGGTCGAACCCGCCGCCACCGCTGGCCGAGACCGCCACGGTGTTCTCGTCCTGCTGACTGTTGTCCGCATAGGACGCCGGGCCCATCTGGTCGGGCCCGAAGCCGCTGTCGTCCGGGGGACCCTGGTTGGAGTAGTCCGGGGTCGAGGTCAGGCTCTCACCCGTATTCGGGTCGTAGTTGGTGCCATCGGGCGTGGACTGGTCGTACGGTGACGCACCGCCGCCGGGCGGATAGTACGGCTGCTGGGCAGCGTACGGATTGTACGTCGCCCCGGCGCAGTCAGGCGCGGCATTGGTCGCGACCGGCGGGGCGGACGGGCCCTGCCAGGCGTAGCACGCCACACCGGTCGAGGGGCTCGTGCATCCCGGCACACCGGTCGGCTGACCCGTGGTCACGTTGAAGCATTGAGCGCCCGGGCCGCTGGCATAGGGGCCCATGACCTGGGGGTTGTATCCAGACACCGGAGCCATCGGGCAGTCCGGGGCCGCGTTGGTCGCGGTCGGGGCGGTCGTGGCGCTGGTGAAGGTCCAGCAGGCCGCACCGGTCGACGGGCTGAAGCATCCGGTCGCACCGGTCGAGGCACCGGATGCGCTGAAGCAGGTCCCGCCGGGGAACTGGGACAGGGTCGACGCGCCGGTGGTCTGGGTCACGGTCGCGCCCGGGGTGCCCGGCGCGTAGACGCAGCCGGTCGTGTTCAGGGCGCTGCCGTTCGCGTCGAAGCAACTCTCAGGGGTCGACGGGTTCAACATCAGGCTGTTGTACAACCCAGCGCTGATGATATTGCCGTTGGCGTCTTCATACTGGGTCGCCGGGGTCGCCGGGGTCGAGGGAGCCTTCTGGGTGCTGGTGACGATCTGCTTGAGCGCCTGGTTCATCGGGTTGGTGACGTTCTGGACGTCACTCGTGAGCGCCGCCTTCACCGAGCCGCCGGTGGCGACGGTCTGGGCGAGCTTGATCGGGTCGACCACGGTCGCGACCGCAGCTTTGACGGGGACCGTGATGCTGGCGACCACGGACTTGGCCACGCCGCTGATGGCCTGGCTCAGGGAACGCCCGAGGCCCGGTTCATTCGCGTAGCCCGCCAGGCCATTCGCCGAGGCGCGCAGGGCGTTGGCGATGGCGCTGGTGTCGGTGCTCTCGTTGAACTCGGCCAGGGCGCGCTTGATGCGGCGCTTGCGGGTGAGTTCGCCCAGGCCGGCCAGGCTATCATCACCCCCGCCATTCTGGATGACCTTGCCCATCTGGTCACGCACGATGGCGCCCTCGGGCAGCCGGGTCTTGACGCGTGCACCAGGTGCGGTCGGCAGATCGGTCTGGGCGAGATCGACGGCGAGCTGCTTGACGTCCGGATCCTGGATGCAGTTGACCAGGGCGACGGACTTGAGCTTGGCCATGTCCTTGGTCGGCACGTTGGGGAGCTGCATGTTGTCGAGCAGGTCCGACACCGCGGCATGCTCGTTCATGTAGTCCATCGCCCCGAGATCGACACTCAGGGCCTGCTGGCGGAGTGGGCTGCTGCCGGCGGCGAGCTGGGCGATCTGATCGGCCTGGGCCGAGACCTGGTGGGCCAGCTTCTCGATCTGCATGGCGACATCGAGCGTCTTGTCCGGCTGCATGTCGGCGCCGAAGCCGGGCATGAACCCGTCGCGCTGCAGCTTGACCACCCGGTTGGTCGCCTTCTTGGCCTGGTTCTTGGCGAGGTGGGCTGCCGCCGCTGTGGCATGGAGCGCGTCGCGCTTGCCGTTCACGCTCATGCGCTTGCCGACCACCTTGGCGATCGGGGCGAGCTCACCGAGGTAGTCTGCCAGGCCCATCAGGCCGTTGACGGTCGGAGCCTTGGGCTTGGTGACCGAATCGCCGACTGCCTTGTCCTTGACCGTGATGATCAGGGGGCCACGGCGCATCCCGGGCCGGTTGCGTCCCCCGCCGAGCGGGGCTTCGCTGAGGTAGGAGGTCTGCTCGCGTGCTGCACGGGCGACCACCGGGCCGCGGGCGTAGAGCAGGCTGGCAGGCGCGGCCTGCATCGGATTGACGGTCGCTTCGGCATTGAACATGTCGTCCAGCTCATCGCCCCACTGGGTCAGGCGGTTCGCATTGACGATCTGCCCAGCACCCCCGGAGTCGGTCAGGCGGGTGGCGAGCACGGTGCCGACTTGCGTGGCCTCGAGCTCGTCCTGGGGAGAGAACGCCGCGTCGGAAGAAGCATATCCGTTGAGTGGCATGTTAAATCCTGCGAGGTTCGAGTAGACCTTCTTAGCCTTGACCCTATCAGCCGGGGCCTCCCTGCCAAGCGGCCAGTCCTTCATGATGGGATCGGCGGCCCAGGTGGTGTCGGCGTTGCGATGGCGCCCCGGGGGCACCTCGGCATACATGTAGACGTGTGAGTAGTGGCCCGGGAACATCCCGACGATGACGGGATAGCTCTGCAAGCCGATCGAGCCGAGGAGGGCCATCTCCAGAATCACTTGCCCATCACAGTCCTCTGCACGGGAGTTGAAGAGCGTTTCTTCGGGATAACTCAGGGTTTCCTGACCCACTACGTCCTTGACATACATGATGTTGTCGCGGACCCAGTTGTGGATCTGCTCGAGCATCCCGTAGTAGTCCTTGCTGGCGACCTGAGGCGCGAATCGTTCGCCAGTGATCGGATCCAGACCCCGCACGATGTTGATCGCCGCAGCGCGGATCTTGGGACTCTCGCGGCCCCACTTGCCGGCCGCCATCTCGACCATCTTCTGGACGGTCGCGTCGACCGCGTCGTTGCCGTTCTCCGGCAGGACGCTGTAGTCGGCGTTGATGTCGCCGTCGGCGAGGGAGGGGGTGGCGGAGCGCATGGGTCAGAGCACCTGGAACTTCGGAGCGCTGTAGGTCGCGGCGACTCGCCCATTGCGCTGGTTGATCAGCTTGGCCTTGAAGGCGTAGGGCTCGTAGCCGAAGGCCTTGGAAGCGTGACTGTTGACCCCGCCCGAGGTGAAGGACTGGTTGTAGCGCAGCACCCAAGCAGCGAGAGCCTTGGCGGTGTGGCTCTTACCGCGGAAGGCGCTCTTCTCGGTGCGGATGTTGGGCTTGCCGTGGGAGAAGCCGCGCATCTCGGTGGTCTCGACAATCCAGGGCACCAGATCGCTGCCTCCCGGGTTGTGATGCCACCGCCACTGCATCAGCCGCGCCGCAGCCTGACTCACCGAGATCTTTGAGCGGCGGACCTTGCGCTTGCCCTTGCGGCGGGGTGGATTGGTCTTGCCCGCGAGGATACGGGCAATCTCTGCCCAGTTCTTACGCTCCCTGGATCCAGGGGAATACATGAGTTGCTTATCAATCGCTTCGCGCAGAGATTTATCACGCCCCTGCGTCATGATCATGTGACGCGCGACGATTCGATTCCCTATTTTCCCGGGGTTCGGCATCGTCGCGACGCTTGCATACCCGGTCGGCTTGGGCGCTGCAGTGCCAGCGGCGCGCTGGCGGGCCATCTCCTGGGCGAACAGCTGCTCCCAGTTGGTCGGGTTGCGTCGTGCGACACCAGCGGTGCGCAGCGCGATGGCGATGGCCTGCTTCTGCGGGCGCCCTTCATGGATCAGCTTACGGATGTTGCCGCTGATGGTGGCACGGGAGGAGCCGCGGCGGAGGGGGTTGGCCCGTAAACCTTTCTTGATCTTCGCCACTGCGAAGTCACAGGCCTTCGGGTAGTCATGTTTCGCTGCTGCGATGCCAAGCCGTTTCACTTGCTCGGCGCTCATGCCGTAACGGGTCCACCCGATACGCTTCCCGTGGATCAGTGACGGGTGGGTGCTGAAGTAGAAGTGATAGGCCTCTAGCGGATTCCTCCGACTCACCCGCCGATACGTCCGCGGATTCCGACGTGTCCGTCGTACGACCTTACGGCCGAGGAGGAGGGCTGCGGCGCCGATGCCGATGATGAGCGGGAGCATGTGCTCGTCCTGGTGTGCCGCCCGGTCGCGCAAGGATGCGGAGGACCGGGCTGCGGGTCAGCTGACGGTCGACTCAGCGACGGCGGCGGTTCGCAGCCCACGCCTTGCGCAGGTTCGCCATCCGCTCCTTGGCGGTCCACATCTTGGCAAGGCGCTTGCCCGCGGCCCGGCGCTTGGCCTTGGTCGCGGCGGTGGCCTTGTGGTGACGGAAGATCACCACGTGCTTGCCACCCTTGCGGAAGGTGACCTTGACGGGGAGCTTGCCGGGGTTCCGGCGGTAGCGGCTGTGGCGGCGACGGGGCATGGGAGTCTCCAGAATCAGGTGAGGGTGAGCAGGCTTAGCGGCGGCTGCGCTTCGCGGCGCGGGCGGTGGTCTTGACGGTGACGCGGCGGCGGACGACGCGGCGACCCTTGCGGACCTTCTTGAGTGAGATGCGGAACCACTTGCCCTTGCGCTTGAACACGCTGCCAGCGCGCTTGCCCTTCGGGGGTGCGGGGTTCCGGCGGACCTTGCGGTGATGGCGTGCCATGCGGTGCTTTCGGGGATTGCGCCGCTTGTGGCGACGGCGGAGTGGGTTGGTCTTGAGGTAGCCGTGAGCTCGGAGGACAGCCTTCATCGCGGCAGCCTGCGCCGGGGTGATCGGCACATTGCGGCGGATGAAGCGGCGGGGGTTCTTGCTCGGCCGGCGGACGATGCGCACGGTCGGGATCTGGTTCTCACCAGGGCGCGCGTTGCGGCGGAAGCGGCGATGGCTGCGGCGTCGGCGGATCATAGGTGGCCTACTGTATCCAGGGTTGTGGCGGATTCTACTGGAATTCGTGAACGGGGGCCAGTTAGCACGTCAATGCAACCCGATGATGATGTCTTGCTTCATCTTCTTGTTCCCGCACCAGTGCATGAGCGGTGAGCCCTTCTCGATCTGGGCGGCGACCTGGGCGCGGTAGTTCTTGCGGGCCTCAGCCTCGCCAGCAGACACGGTCGTCGCGTCGGTGCCCCGGACGTGTTCCTCCCAGTCTCGGCGCTCCTTCTCCGAGATCCCGTGCTTCTTCTGCATTTCGGCCCCGAGGGCATCGAGCTCCGGCTGCAAGGCGGCGCGCACAACCTTGTCGTGGGTGATGATCGCGGTCTTTGGGCACGACCCGCATGCGATCGGGCACGGCATCTCCTGCCCCTTGACCAGCTCGGACAAGAAGGCCCAGGTGCTGGCCTGGACAACTGGGCCCGGCTTGAGTGCCTTCTCGCCGGCGATCGAGGCGATGCGCTTGAGCACACTCGGCTTATTCTCGATGATGTGGATGGTGTTGACGTAGTTGTTGTAATCGGTGACGAGGGCCGGGTTCGCCTTGCCAATCATGGACTTCACAGCATGCAGGAGCTTCTCGGCCGCACCGGGGTGACCGACGTGTCGGCTGGCCGCGTTGCAGTACTTCTGCCAGACCGCTTCACCGTGAACCTTGGTCATCGCCTTCCACAGCAGACGCTGGATTGGATCCACCGCCAGGAAACCGCCGCGGGCAACCGGCAGTTCACGGATGCGCGCCTGCCAGGTCGGATCCGATGCGAAGCGGCTGCCGCTCGAGATGTTCATCACATAGTTGGTCGGCCACCAGGATGCGCCCTTCTGCCGGTGCACGGCATGGAGATGCTCCCACGACTTGCTGTACCCATAGACGGTGACGCCGAGCGCATGCAGCGGGCGGACGCAGTGGTCCATCCAGGCAATGATCGAGGCTTCGCTGCGGAAGTCCCCATCGACAAACAGGCGCAGGATCTTGGTCCCCTTCTTGGCGAGCTTGGTCATCTGCTCGGTGACTACCTGGGCGTGGCGCACCGGATCCACAGCCGCGCCGAGGGTCAGGATCAGCTGGCGGGCGACGCAGGTGGGCTTGCCGAAGGCCTTCAGGGAGTAGCAGAAGGACGCGCAACCGCGGACATCGGGACCGGTTGGCACTGCCACGCCGAGGGTCTTGCCCGTCAGGCCGGAGAACTTGGTCACCCCACCGGCACCGGGGCAGGTCACCACCGGCATCTCGGAATAGGCGGCAAACGGCAGCTTGACGTTGCCCTCCGCGGCCAGGCAGGACTTGCGGACGTCATCCCACATCGAGATCACCGCCCCCACCTTCCGGTCGGCGATGGTGCGCGCAGGGCGCGTCGGCTCCCGGCCCTCGGCCAGGGCCCTGCAGTATTGGCCGATGGCGCTGAACGCCACCGCCCAGGTAATGGCTGAACTGGATATGATCTTCGGGCCCTGCCCCTTCTTCGCTCGCGCAGCGTCCGCCTTCGCTCGCGCACCACCTATCCGGGAATGGTAGTGGCGGACCAGATACTCGCAGTAGTCAGCGGCATCCTCCCAAGCACGGTTCACGATCAAGCCGCCGACGGCGAGCGAGGCAGTGACCGGGACGATAGCCTTGGGATCGGTGCCGCTGACCAGGGCGAGCTTCTCCTGCTCGGAGAGGGGATTGCGGCGCATGATGCGCTTGAACCGGCCGCGCTCTTCGGCGAAGTCTCGCTTCACCGCGGCGCGCTGGTTGAAGAACGGGGAGAAGGGGGACCAGACCCGGCCGCTGGTTCCCATCAGGGCCGACGCCTCGTCCGTGTTGCCGACCGGGGTGAAGATGTTGTCGCTCATGTGGCGTACTGCGAGTTCTGGAGTTTGAGCATGTAGGCGATCCCGCCGACCACGGCGGCACCACCGAGGGCCATCAGCACGTTCTTGTGGGTCTTGAGTCCGGCGGGCAGGGCGTCATAGGCGGACGCGAATTTGGCCTTGGACTTCGGGTTCGAGCTCATCACCAGCAGGGAGCCTGCCACACCGATGCCAGTACCGATGAGGGCCAAGGACTTGCCCAGGGCGCTCTTCTTGGCGTCCGCGACGCTCAGGGTGATGGTCTGGCCCTGTCCGGCGGTGACCGCGCCCTTGAGCGCCGGATTCGCGGACAGGATCAGGATGCCCCCGATGATGCCGACACTTGCCCCGGAGAGCGACAGGATCCGCCCCAGGGCCTCGCGCCGCACGTCATCAGCGGTGAGCTTCAGGGTGACGGGGGCGGTGATCTCGGGGGTCAGCCAGCCCATGGCTCAGGCGCGGCGCTTCTTGCGGAGCAGGAAATACCAGGCGCCGAAGGCGAGCGCCCCGCCGATGAGCATCTTGGGGCTGGTCAGGCTCGCCATGTCGAAGGCGCCGAAGCCGGGCATGAACCCGTCGTGTGCCGGGGCGAGCTTGTGCACCTTGATCGCCGCGTGCTTGACGATCGCCGCATGCTTGGTCTTGGCGTGGGCGGCGTGGGCTGCCGCGTGCAGCGCGCCGAGGCCGGAGACCGAGGAGATCGATGTCGGGGTGCCTTGGGTCACCAGGTGACGCGGGGTATTGGGCACGCGCTTGATGATCGGGGCGGGAGCCGCGGTGGCCGCACCGGGGGTGCCGGAGCCGGCGGTCGGGGTGTCGCCCAGGCCGGCAAGGCGATTGGTGCGCGCCATGCCGCTGGTCGCCGGGCGGCGCTGGTTCGGGCCGTACCACCGGCCGAGATCGGAGTACCCGACCTTGACCTCGGTCTCGTCCATCTCTTCACCCATGCCGGGGAAGAACCCGCCGCCGCCATTGTCGCGCGGCACGCGCTTGGGGCGGGCGGACATGAGGTTCTTCGCCATCTTGGCGTCCAGTCGGCGCCCGAGCGGGATCTTCAGGCTCTTGGGCGGGGGCACCGCGAGCGAACGGGCGCCGGGAGCATTGATCGAGGGGTAGCCAGCCATGGGTAGGGTTCCTAGAAAGGAGAAGTTGGCGCGGGGCTCATGAGAGCGGATGATGCCAGGATAGGGGGTATGGTTGGTATTTCAATGCTTAAAGAAATAGAGGGCGGCAGCGATGCCTCCGAGGGTCGCCACCAAGCCACCGGCGCTGTTCGCTCGGGACGAGTCGGTGGAGAGCCCGTTGAGTCCGTTGAAGTAGGCCACCAGCATCTGGTTGTTGGCCGCGATCGTGGTGACATTGGCGGTAAAACTCGGGTCCGCGCGTAGGGCCTTGGCGATGTTGACGGTGACCGCTTGGGTGTAGTCGGGGGTCTGGAGCACCGCCTCGGTCTGGGTCTTCCAGGTATCGATGTCTGCCTCGGCCGCCGTCTGGAGTTCAGAGCACTTCTGGTTGATCACGTGCACGCCCTGCTCACCCCCGAGGGTGCGCCCGATATCGTCGAGCCCGTCGGCGAACATCCGGTAGGGGTTCTTGAGCTTGCCGGAGAACATCTGCTGGACCCGGTCCGAGTTGTCGTCGAACTGCTTCTTTTTCTTAGCAGCCAGTTCTTCCCCATGCTTGTCCCCCACGATCTTGGCCCCGAGTTCACCGGTACTCAGGATCAGATTGCCGACCTGCTTGATCAGATCGACCTGGACCTTGGAGATCACTTCCCGAGCCCACGGCGGCAGACCCCCGAGTCCGTTGAAGCCGTTGAGGGCCTGGGTCGACGCAGCCAGGGCCTGTGCGGTCGGGTAGACGGACTGCCCGATCTGGAGTTGCATGGCGTCGATCTCGGCCTGGGCCGCCTGGCCATAGGCGCTGATATGATCCTTGGTCTCTTGGATCACGAACGCCGTCTGGCGCTTGGCGGATTGGCTGGAGATGAATTCCCCGATGATCACCAAGGCGTCGAAGGCCCACCCGACAATCGGCCAGCAGCACCCGGCGGACAAGCATGCAGACGTGGCGGCGGCTCCTGCGGCGACCGCAGTACCGGTGATTGCCGTGGCAGCGGCGACTGTGGCCGCGCTGATAACGGCATCCCCGACAGTGGAGACGATGGTCTGGGCCAGGGACACCTCAACCGCCGCGGCGATGATTGCCGACTTCATGGTGGCGGTGACCGCTGCGGTCTGGGTCATGGTCGGGCCACTGCCCGTCAGGTTCGGGGTCATCGCTGCCTGGACCGCGACCGACGGGACGTACGGAACGGATGCGTCTCCCAACCCGGCCAGCTGGTTGCGTGCTCTCCGGTGCATGTGTTGGTACCGGGCCTGCTCGAGCGCCCCGAGGTTGGGCTGGTAGGACCGGGCCATATCAGCCCCGGCGGAGCTTGAGCAATGCCAGAACCACGGCAATCCCGATGACGGTACCCCCGATGATCAGGGGGACAGTCATGCCGCCCCCCTTCTTGCCGTGCGGGGTGGGAAGTGACACGCCTGGAGTCGGTACCGCCGCAGGCGATGCGGTTGGGTCGGCGACGGCTTGGTTCGCCGCCGTTGCTTGCTCCAGGGCGGCGGTCTGCGCATTCGTCGCGGCGACGGCTTGGGCCTGGTTCGCGTCCTGGCGTTGGTTCTGGATCTGCTGTTCCCGCAACTGGACTGCCGTGGTGCCCACGGTTGCCAGGGTCTGGGTCAGCTGGGGGATCATCGCGATCAGGTCAATGCCGTCGTCGCCGAGCGCGGCCCCGCCTTGGGGGTTGATACGGCGCAGGTCGAGATTGGCAGGGCGGATCCACACCGGATCGCCGCCGTGATAGGCAGCGCTAGCGGTGTAGTGCGCCGGGGTGCGGGTGTAACCCATGAGCCGCAGTATGGATGGCGCGGAATGAAAGTCAAGCCGTAGCGGTACTGCCTATCGTTCCCGCTCACTGAGAGGGAGATCCAGATCGACCATGGGCACCGTTTTCCCAGCGAGGTGATGCTGACAATCCGCGAGGAACTGGATCATTCCGCCCGTGACGTAGATATGGCAGATCGACTTGCGCTTCTCCGTTACCGGATCGGTCTCGTAATACAGCAGCGACGGGGTGAAGGTCGGCTTCTCCTTGCTGCCATTCCAGGTCCACAAGGGCTGCTGAGTATCCCCGTCCTTGCGCTTGATGCGGTACATATGACCGCCTCTACAGCCAGGGCACCAGAAATAGAGGGTCTCTTCACCCGTGGGTACGTTCTCATCGGTACCGACGTAGTGTTTCTCATAGAGGAGAGTCGCCATGATGCGGGCGACTCTATCTCAGGTATCCGGGAAATCGACCTTTTCTTCCTTGAGCACCTCACCGTCGCCGGTGGTCTCGTCAGGTGCCTCCTGGTCATCAGTGGCCTCGCCGATGTCCTGATCGAAGGTCGGCTTGAGCTCCCCGTCGGTCTCGCTGACCGGCGCGGCCTCTTCCTCCTTCTCATCCGTGGCGTTGTAGCACGCCGGGCACTCCATGACCTCCACCCGGTTGTTGGAGATCGAGATCGCCTGGTTCGCCGGCTGGACATTCGGCAGGCTCACCTTCTGCCCGCACAGGCAGACCCAGATGCGCTTGCCAGTGTTGGGGTCGATGTTGAGAGGCTGGCCGAGGAGGTGGTAGAGGGGCATGTCAGATCGCTTTCTTCACGTCGTCGAGCGCCTTCTTCACCGTGCTGCCCACCCAGCTGCGGAGCGTCCAGATGGTGTAGGCGCAGGTCAGGATGGTCAGAACATTGGAGGCGATGCCAGTCGCGTAGTAGAGCTGCTCAGTGGTCATGACCCTCTCCGAATAGGGTACGGGCGAGCCAGAGCACCAAGAACCGGACGAGCAGCGTGATGCCGACCGCGGCGGCCAGGTTCCAGAAGAGCAGCGACTCAAGCGAGATGACGGGCGGGGGAAGAGTCATTCGAAAAATGCTCCGTGCATAGTATTGAAGGCTGCCACAACGAGCATTGTATACCATAACACGCGGACAAATACCGGCCAGCTTCGCAACCGCCTCTCCGTGACATAAAGCATTAACCCTACGATAAGGAGAACTACGGCTGAACACAGAACGATATGGATCACCGAATCTCCCCATAAACCGGATACCCACCCAAACGTGTACGCAAGGCACTGTCGATCCGCCATCCCAACCAGCGCATTACCGGGACAGCCATGCTGTTTCCAAGAGCTTTATAGCGGGGGCCATCGGCGCTGGTGCCAGGAGGCTTCCCAAAAACAATAGAACTAATCTCGGCGGCTTTAGCTACTTTAAGGCAAGGCTCACAAGCGTATGTGTGCCCCTCTATATAAAGTATTGCTCCGCGAGCTTTACGGCCCGCAAGCTGAAGAGCGTTTACTTCTGCATGTGCCGTTTGCTGGCATATTGAGCGACATAATTCATATCCGACGCCAGTTGGCATTCCAGCCCGGGGGCAAGTCGTTTGAGGGTTCATCGTATGATTTGTGCCAACATAATGGGTGCCGTTCAATGAAACAACAGTGGCGACAACAATTTGTTTCTTACATGGGCCTGAGTCTTTCGGGGTACCTCGAAAGACTTTCTTTGGGATATCAGTATAGTCATCTGGGAATCCCTGCAGGCGTTCACACTCGCGAGGAGTAAGACGGCGGACCCGAACCCCGATATTCACTGCTGCTGCTGCTGCGTGCCCCTGACCGTTCCCGCAACCAAGAGCATGGCAGATATTATCGCTATTCGGGATCGGGTCTTGTGTCGGGTGGAAGCATACTGCCTGCGAAACGCCTCGAGCTTCCAGGATATAAGCACAGTCATCAGTGCGAACCCCGATCCCATCAGGTCCAGCATCGGGGTTCTCACAGATCGCTCGCTCCTGGATCGCTATCGCCGGAGGATGAGCAGCAGCAGCAAGAGGGTGACAGGGATCTCCGTGCTTCGGCTGGCAGCGATTCGTCTTACTAGTGATCTGGGTCGTATCGAAGGCGACAAGCAAGGTTCCAGCCTCAAAGTCTCCTGGGTTAGGGCATCCCCTATTCGCATTCAAAGCAGCAGCAACAGTAATAGGGCCGCTAGTATTATTTCCTCCGACAGCGATAATTGGGGTTCCCCGTCCCGTTCCATCTTCACCTGCATCTGCACCTTCCGCGCTCAGCGCGTGAGTCCGATCACCTGTAATGCAGACTACAACGGGATCCTGTCCCCGGATATCTCCGGTTCGACTGAACCCTGTACCACTCCGATCAGGGCACGGTGCAATTGGATGGGAAGTACTTTCCCCCGCTTCGCGGCTCGGCGGAGAATCCCGGCGCACGCCTTCGAACTCAAATAGAATCTCGCATGGATCGATGCCGCTGGCTCCAGGACTTGCGACAACAAACACACGCCGGCGTCGTTGGGCCAGTCCGAAATATTGGGCGTCGAGGACCCGCCATGCGACTGTTCTTTTGGGGCCAAACACACAACCAGCGTTCGACCATGTTCGCCCTGCTGGCTGGAGCGGCACATCTTCACCGGCAAGCCCAGCGAGGAGGCAACCGAATCCATTGGTTCGATCACTAAGGACTCCAGGGACGTTTTCCCAGAGGATGACGGGTGGGTCTGCGGCATCGGCTATCTCCACAAAACGAAGGGATAATTGGCCCCGGCGATCTTCAAGGCCTTTGCGCAACCCGGCAATGGAAAACGCTTGGCAGGGGGTTCCACCAACCAATACGTCGATATCGCCATAGCTTGAAGCCCGAGTCAGCCAGTTCTCAGATGTAATATCCCCAAGGTTAGGCACTTCAGGGTAGTGGTGGGCCAGTATTCTAGAGGGGAAATCTCCTTCAGGACGCTGTGGATCGAACTGGCTAAACCATGCAGGTTCCCATCCCATCCCATCCCAAGCAACGGTGGCTGCTTCAATACCGCTACAAAGGCTTCCATATCGGGTCATCGCGCGTCAGGGAAGTCGACCTTCTCCTCCTCCAGAACCTCCCCATCTTCACCCGTCTCATCCGGCGCAGATTGGTCGTCCGTGGCATCTCCCAGATCTTGGTCGAAGGTCGGTTTGATATCCCCCTGCTCGGTCATCGGAGGGGCTTCTTCGCCCTTTTCCTCGGTACCAGCATAGCAGGCCGGGCACTCCATGACCTCCACCCGGTTGTTCGAGGTCTGGATCACCTGGCTCGCCGGCTGGACGTTCGGCAGGGCGACCTTCTGGCCGCAGATGCAGACCCAGACGCGCTTCCCGTCGGGAGTGAGCTTGGGCAGGGGCTGAGCGAGGAGGTGGTAGAGGGGCATGGTCAGGCTCAGGGAATTTCGCGGTGGAGATAGCCGTTGAGAACGCAGCGGATAGTGCACCGGGCCCGGGATTCTCGCGGCCAGGTCAGGCTGATGCCGAAGTTCTGTATCGAGGGGAGGAAGAGCGGGGTGCAGAGTGCCGCGCGGTAGTTGTCCTCTCTAGCCTTGAAAAAAGACGCGAAGGGGAGGTCGAGATGCCACTTTTCCCCGATCTGCATCCGGATCCGAGCGAAGTCGCCTTCGATGGTATCGAGCAGGCCGAGCTTCGAGGGGATGCTGTCCCCGTATCCGTTGGGATCACTGAACTGCAGCTCGAGCTCCCACATGGTGAACTTCTTCGGCCAGAACATCGCGCCGATGGAACGTGGGAAGCTGCGCCCGTTATCGGCGCGCATCTTCTTTTGGTACCCCATGCGGTCGCGTTCTCCGTAGAGGATGTCGTCCTCTCGATCGCCGGAGAAGAAGTTCATGACCTTCATGCCTTCTGGGGCCGAGACGGTATCCCAGAGCGGCTGCCAGATCGTTTCAAGTTTCTGGTAGGGCGGGTTTCCATCGAGCGGGTTCGGCCACTCGGTCAGGAGGCAGCCGCAGGAACCCTCCGAGCCCTTCGGCGGTGGGAAGCGCACTGGATCAGGAAAGGCCCCCTGCTGCTTCGGTTCGAGTGTGGTAAGTGCATCGCACGGGTGGATGGGGGTGGGCATGGTGGGCCTCAATACTGGGAATGGGTCCTCGGGCGGAGAATACGCGGACGCCTGGCGGTATTTCGGCATGTCAGATCACTTTCTTCACGTCGTCGAGCGCCTTCTTCACCGTGCTGCTCACCCAGCTGCGGAGCGTCCAGATGGTGTAGGCGCAGGTCAGGATGGTCAGAACATTGGAAGCGATGCCGGTCGCGTAGTATAGCTGCTCAGTGGTCATGGCCCTCTCCAAATAGGGTACGGGCGAGCCAGAGCACCAAGAACCGGACGAGCAGTGTGATGCCGACCGCGGCGGCCAGGTTCCAGAAGAGCAGCGACTCAAGCGAGATGACGGGCGGGGGAAGGGTCATCGCACGTCTCCATAGACCGGATACCCACCCATCGAATACCCGAAGACCTCGGTGTCAAACGCCATTCGCGGCTGTCCGACGCTCCAGGCCTTCAGCTGCTTGACCGGAATCGACCAGCCGAGCATAGCGATCTGCTCCCCGCTGTGCTCCCGGACCCGGTAGTTCATCTTCCGGGGCGTGATGCCCTTGATCGCCTCGTGCACCTGGGTGAAGGGGACGATGATGACACGATCAATAGATGCGGCCATCGCCCGTCGCAAATCGAATAGACTGGGACACTTGGCGGCGGGAACGGTGTGGATCCAGAAGACATAGAAGACCTTGACCCGGTTACGGCGGACGAACCGGATTGTTCGGTCGAGGATATGCTCGTAGAGGAGGGCGCATCGCCGATCCCCCACCGATTTAACCTCAAGATAACGATGCTCGTCCAATCGGATGTCCGGGCAGATGTCCACCGTTCCTTGGGTGGAGAGCCGCTCGCCGCCGAGGAGATGCCGGGTTGCTTCTTCACAGAATTCTCCTGTGGCGTTGCGGGTCTGGGCCATCGAATAGAACTGCACGTCGCCAACCCAGTCCCAGATGGGGAGCTGGGCGACGGGTTGGCGTGGAGCGGCGATGGTGAGCTTGGCGCTCAAAACGGCACGCTCGCGAGTCTTTGTGCTCGCTGCTCTTTCCGCTCTTGATCTCCCCGCCGCAGATAGTCCCGAATCTCAGGGATCAGCCGGCTGACGTAGGGGCTTTTGCCGTGGTTCGCGTACGCCATCGTATGCACCTCTCCGCTGATGATCCGCTTCAAGGCCCGCTCTGTCTTCTGGCGCCGGACGCTCGTCTCGAAGGCCCGGTTCTTCCGATGGCGCCCAGATTTATACCGCGCGCAGAAACGCTGGTACCAGTCGGGGTTTGGGGTCATGACCGTCCGAACGCTGCCCTCACCCTCCCGGGCTGGGGTCAGCACCACCGTCAGACGCTGGTGCTGCAATTCGTCCAGCATCCACCGCGCCCCCTGCACCAGGCGCTTCGGCAGCGGCTTGGGCTTGCTGAGCATCGGCTTGCTCCTTCATTAGCTTCGTGAGTTGCTCTATCTGCTTCTTACCCCAGGCGACCAGCTCCGTCATCTTGAGGCCGTGCAGGTAGCCTTCCGTGTTGGGGCCCACCATCACGTAGGTTCGTGGCTCCCAGCCGTCGACAATCAGTCCTTTGGCGAGCGCTCGGGCTTTCTTGCGGTTCACGCAGGTGCCCTCGGCTTCGGCCAGCTCAACCATGTGATCGTACGGGATCTCGAGCGTGTTGCCGTCGCGCAGCGCTTCGTCCTGGGGGATCAGGCAGAACATCTGCTGCTTCGGCGCGAACAACAGGACCCACTGCACCTCGTCAATGGTCGCCAGGGCCACCGGCTCGACCTTGAGCGTGTTGGCCGCGCGGGTGCGTCCGAGGATGCGGTCGATGCCGCGGACCCAGTCAGGGATGAGGCTCATGAATCGTCCTTGGGCATGCGGGCGATCATCTCGCGCGCTTCGGTATTGTCGGGGAAAGCGAGCAGGTAGTCGAAGAGGGTGATCATCGGGCCACGAACTTCAACGGTGCCGGTTTGATCTGATTCGGTACCTCCGTGACGAGGACGCCTTTGCGTCGATCCAGCTCGACGACGAGGGGTTCCAAGAGCATCTCACCTTTGATGAGCGCCCCCTTGTCGATATCCGTGATCCAGACGGTCTGATGAGACGGGATGTAGAGGCTGCCATCCTTATGATTCGGAGAGTAGACGCCTGGCTTGTAACGAATCTCCCCAACCTGCACGCTCACCTTCTTGAGACTGAAGATACTCATTCGAATTGGCCACCGCAGGCGTACATTCTGGTCACCGGGACGAAGGAGGCTCATTGCCAATGTTGCATTCTTACCCGTCCAATCATAGGGAAACGTAATCGTGTTCCCCGTATACTTGGCCTCGAAGAGGATAGAAATCAGGCGGCCGGGAACGACCCCCTTGGAAGTCAGGCGGAATATGGTCATACAATCTCCTGAGATATTTTGGAGTAATCCCCCAGCGTTTCCAAGGCTATCTTGTAACGCAAGACCAGCCTTGCGTTACGGCCTGTATGACCATATTTAGGCATAACTACCATGGTAGCAGGGACCTAAGTGGTTTTTAGGGGGTTGTCGGAGCAGGGCTGGACATGGGAACAGTGGATTTTACCGGGATTTCCACAGAATTTCCGGCAGGGTTTTCGGAGCCATGCGCACGGGCCAGGAGTGCTACCAGGGCCAGGACGCCGACGATCAGGAGGATAACGTTGAGGGTCTCCATGCGATCCGGTTTAGGCTGGAACGCTAGTTCAACGTGAAGGCGTTTCTGCTCAATCATCGGATTCGGTTCGATCCTCACACGTGGCGCACGCCCTGCCTCCTCAACGGCGATCTCAGCTTCGGTTCTACGTAGCTCGTGGTCGAGTTCCTCGTTTGCGGACAGAACAGGGATCTCCCTCGTTTTCTTCGCGCGCTTCAGCAGAAGCGCTTCGCGGGCATGCGTCACGTTTTCAAGCCCCTCGTGGGCCGTTATAAGAGCATTGAGTAATTTGCGCGCATAAGTTCTGTCAGACGTCTTGGGCATGGTCATTTCCTCTTTCGTGGTGGGATCGCATCCGGCGGGACGGGCATCGAGGTCAGCTTGTCGAGCGACATGGAACTGCGATTGGCACTGGGGTCCGTCAGAGATTTATCGGCGTGAGTAACCGACGTAATCGGCACGATGCGCACGATCGGCTTACCGAAGCGGGTGATCGTGATCTCTTCGCCCCGGTGCTGGACTATGCCGAAGATCTCCCCGATATCTCCACGCAACAGATCGGATATGGAGTAGGTGAGCACGGTGGGCGAAGGATACGACTGATACAAACAGCGCAAGTAAAACTTGCAACTCAGGCGAATACCTGATAGCGTGCACGGTGTTCGCGCTTCTGCGCCACCTCCTCAGCAAAGGATACCCTCATGGGTTTGCTCGATATCGACACCAAGGATATCAAGAAGCTCGAGCATCTCGAGCAGATTGGTAAGGCCCCTCCCGGCATCGTGGAGATGGTCAAGGCCCTCCTGAACGTCCGTCAAAGCATCTTTGACGTGTTCGGTGCCTTCCCACAGGACAACGTCATCCCGTACTTCTACGCCTTCCAGAATACCGCCAGCAATGGCGCCGCTGGAACGCCGAACGGGATACTCGGTGCGAATGGCACCGCGCTCAACCAGATCCGCATCTCAGCCGACAGCGCGTTCATCGCCTGCTCGATGCGGGGCGTGAGCGATGGTCCCTACACCATCTTCATGCAGCAGGACGCGAGCGACCGTCAGCTGCAGAACATCGCGGTCAATGCCGACACCGTGGTCGGCACCGCGGAGCGGCCGGGCCCGCTGCACAAGCCGTTGCTCCTGCCCGCCAACACCACCCTGTCGTTCACCCTGGCGGATCTCTCCGGGTCGAACAACAACGTGTGGGTCACCATGGGCGGCTTCAAGGTGTACAACCGCAAGCTGGGATAAGGTCCCGGCTTCGGTCGTAACCCCTAGGAGGCCCCATGCCGCGCAATGACGACCACGGTCTCGGCTACAATGGCCGGCTGTTCGGCCAGCAGAGCGATTTGACCACGCCCCTGGCCCTCCCGGATTCGGGAGGGGTCCAGAACTTCCGTGACAAGATCGAGCACAACAGCCCCGGCATGGTCGGCGCGCCGCCTCCGTCTCCCGAGGACCAGGCGCGGGCCAATCACCTGGTGACCGCCCTCGCGCGCATCGCGCGCAACATGCAGATCACGGCCTCGCTGCCGGCCCACAGCACCCCGATGCCGTGGTCGAACAACATCGATCTGTCGGCGACGTTCTCACTGCCCGCTGCTGCCGGGGCGTGGAATACCGTCCTGACCTATACCGCCCCAGAAGGACGGTATGGGCGCCTCGCCCAGTACGGTTTCGACGTCACCAATGCCGCCTTCGCCTACGATGGGTCGATTCTCTGGCGTTTCATGTTCAACGGTGCAATCCCATTCGATCTCGGGCCGTTCGGCGAGCACCGCGGCAGCATGACCCAACCGTCCGATATGTTCCTGATCATCCCGGTTGGCCAGACGGTCAATTTCCAGGTCCAGCGCGCGACGACTGCCGGCGCTGCCAGCACGATCGCCATGAAGTTCCGTGGATGGGATTGGAAGCTCCGGTACGGTGATGAGGGCTCGAAGGCCTCCGTCACCGCGAACTAGGAGCAGTCATGCCTTTGACGCTGCTCCCCTACGAACAGCTCGCGCTCGCCACCTTCAAGAACGCCCTGATCCGGTCGTCGCTGCCATTCCGCCGTCCGTCGAACACGGATCCGACATGGTGGTCCAACACCCTGACCAAGACGGCAATCGCACCGCTGTCCTCGAGCCAGGGCTGGACCAATGTCCTCAATCTCCAAGGCATCCCTGGATGGACCTGGCGCATCGAGAAGTATGTGACCACGGTGGTCGGTGATGCGACGCTCGCCGGCATCCAATGGCGTTTCATTCTCAACGGCACCATCGCACCCTACATGACCATCCCGACCGGCGTGGACGTCAACAAGATCGGCCCGAACATCTGGCCTGTGGTGCCGGCCGAAACCTTCTTCTTGATCGAGCAGAAGGACAACCTGATCATCCAGGCGAAGAGCACCAACATCATCCAGCAGATGGTGGTGGCCGGGCTCTTCGGCTGGCAGTATCTCAACCCGAATGTCGCCGAGAAGGACAAGTACGAGTTCATCACCGATGTCTGAACCCTCGCCAAAAATCCTACTGGCTGCGCTGCAGATGCTCCGCCGGGATTTCGGCGCGATGCCCGGGATCAAGTCGCTCACGCTCGCTCGCCTGCCGGACAATCGCCCGGCAGTCATCGTCACCAGCAGCACGGTCACCGCACCACGTGGGTTCCCGCCCGGCGTCCAACTGCGGCTGCCGGGCAGCACTGTTCCCTATGTCCTGCCGGTGATCTGGAAGCATCAGCTCGCACACGTCGAGACGATGCCCTCGGCAACCCCCGAGCAGGACAAGCCGATTGATGAGCTGATGTGGGCTGGGGCTCCGGATGTCGGGTTTACCCCGAAGAAGCTCTGGACCCCGAGCGGCGGCACCGCGGTCGGGGCGAATCAACAGGAGCCGCTCGGGGGTGATCCTGATCGCCAGATCGCCGTGGAGATGCATATCCCGTTGTTCGTGGCCCCGAACTTCTGGTCCAAGACCTTCAACCGTTGCGGGGAGCTCTGCCTCCCGCACTACGCCACCGACTATGTGCTCATCTCCTACAAGGTGCCCGCCGACCGCTGCCTGATCATCCAGGGGGTCAGCTATGAATTCTCCGACCTGGTACCCTTCGACCAGTTCCAGGTGACGATCTACAAGAACGGCTCGCCGATGATCAACGCGAGCTGGACCGACATGCGCGCCCCGACCACCTCGATCGATCCGGCCGAGCAGTATGTCTTCGGCGGCCACTACCGGCCGACCCCGACCTATCTGCGCTTCGACCACGATGAGGTCTTCTCGCTGCATGTGAAGGTGCTCGGCATCTTCCCCTTCTCCAAGGGGCCGACGGACACGCTCGGAGGCTGCGGAAAGGCCTGTCTGAAAGGGTACCTGGCCCTGCTGATGGATACCCGCGATGGTGGCGCACGCCCCACTGACATGGGCGCCCTGAACGACTGGGCCCTGGGGGATGGTACCGATGCCCTGCCCTAACTGCCCCAACACCTCGACCACCGCGCCCTGCCCGGAGCCCACACCGCCCGGCGGCTCCAACTGCTGCCTGCAGGTGCGCTATACCTGCGGCCTGGTGGGAGGCGTCTCGACCTGGGTGCTCGACGCGACCAACACGGCCTGCGTCGACAACACCCTCTGCGCCCCCTTCCTTGAGACCTGCACGTCGACCGAGTATTCACTGCAGCAGCAGAATGGGTGTGTCTGCTTCACGCTCCCCACGCTGCCGACTCCCTGCTGTCCGGCCACCTGCGGCGCGACCACGACGACCACGACCACCACGACTACGACGAGTACCACGACCACGACCACGACCACGACTACGACGACCACGACCAGCACGATCACCTTCACCACCTCGAGCACCTCGAGCACCACGACCGCAGCAGGCCCGTGCACCACCTGCGGCGTGGCCCAGCCTGCAGTAGCACTCAGCGGCTCGGGTGCAGGTCCCGGCGGTGGGTGTCTGATCCCAAGCACTGCGTGGCTCGGTGGAGCCTATCAGAGCGACGGCGGAGATACCTGCACCTGGACCTGGGGCAACCTCGCAGGTAACTCCTATGTCCAGGTCACCTTCAATGGGCTTGACTACCAAGTGATCGCCGGGGGCAACACCGGATCACCGACCTATGGCCCGGTTCTCACCGGCGCCCTGTCATGCGTCGCTGGCGTGATCACCGGCACCGTCAGTGTTCCCGGCGAAGCCCCTTGTGGCGCTGAAACCCTCATACTCACCTTCGGCTAACCCATGCATGACCTCATCGTCCTCTTCCTTGCCTGTGCCGGTGTCCACCGGATCTGGAATTTCGAGGCGATCTTCACGCCGCTGCGCACCTGGCTGCTGCCGCGCCTCCAAAAAACGACGACGAGCCGGATCTTCCTCAACCCGGTGCTCTGCCACACCTGCAATATCTGGTGGATCTGCCTCCTCCTCATCTGCCTCGATCTGTTTGTCGGTGGTCCCGTCGTCGCGGCGTTCCTCACCACTGCCGCGGCTTATGTTCCGGTTCGGGCGGTATTGTGGCTCTACATGTATGGAGCCCCGGCACTGTCCAAGCTGCTCAGTGTCCCTCCCGTGGCTGCTCCGGCGCCTGCTCCGGTAGCGCTGCGCAAAGCGAGCGATTTCAAGCCTGTTATACCGACCACTGTCGACTCCAGTACTCCCGCTCCCACGGCCGGGGCAGCCGGGACGCCCGAGGATGTACCCTGCACGACATGCGAAGAGAAGAAAGCCAATCTCCTCATCAAGCAAGGCGCCACGCTCAGCTACCGTCGGCGCATCGTCTTGATGACCAGCCTGGCCAACTTCGATCCCTCCTACAGCCTCTCCACCGCCATCACCGACCAGGCGCGGATGCTCGCGAGCAATCCGGCTGTGCTCGTGCAGATCTGGGTGCACCTGGGCACGAATATCGCCAAGGCCCCTGCATTTCCGCCGAATGTCGAGATCCTTCCCATCATCCCCGCTGTCATCTGGCGCGATGATCGCATCGATCCTGTGGTAGTCGATCAACTGGTCAGCGTGATCCGGCAGAATCTGATCAAGCTCGGCAATGCCACGGTGATCACCCACGACCTGTTGTTCCAGGCCTCCTATGCCACGCTTACCGCTGCCATCTGGCAGCTCTCCAAGCTCCCCGGCTTCGGCTGGCTGCACTGCTGCCATAGTGCCGCGGCGACCGTGCGTCCGACCGGTGGAGACGCGGTACGTAACCGCACCACGCTGCCCTACGGGCATCGCCTGCTCTGCCTGAACGACGCCGACCGGCCCTATCTGGCGGCCTACTACGACACCGATCCCTCCAACGTCCTGGTCTGCCCCAACGCTCGCGACGTGACAACCTTCGGCACCTTCGACGAGCGCGCCGCGCACATTATCCGGGCCTACGGCCTCCATCTCGCCGACGTGGTCCAGATCTATCCTGTCTCCGCGACCCGTCTCGGATTCAAGGGCGTCGACAAGATCATCGATGTCTTCGGGCATCTGACCAAGCTCGGCCTATCCTGCCGCCTGGTACTCGCCACGGCCCATGCCAATGGGGATGCCGAGCGCGCCGCCTTGACCGCTTGCCGGGACCGGGCCATCGCTGCGGGGATGCCTGGCGATCACCTGGCGATCACCAGCGAGATCTTCCCGGAGTCCGCCGGCGTCGGGGTCACCCAGGCCACCATCAGGGACCTCTTCTCGGTCTCGAATCTCTTCGTGTTTCCCACCCAGAGCGAGGCGTGCTCCCTGGTGATGGCAGAAGCGGCGATCTCCGGCTGCCTCCTGGTGGCGAACTCGTCTCTGCATACCACCGAGCGCTACATCTGCCCCGAGCGGAGCCTTGCCTTCCCCTTCGGCTCTCTGCGCAAACCGAACGATCTGGCCCCAATCAACCGTGTCGCCGATAAGATCCGCGACACCTTGATCGCGAGTCCGCTCAACTGCACCCGCCGCGCGGCGCTTCGGCAATTCTCCTACGAGATGGTCAGCGCCCAACTGCGTGACGCGATCGAACGAACACCCTACGTAAGCGCAAACGCTCCTTGATTGCCCCTCTTTTCTTTGCAGGATACACCCCGTGGGTACTATCTCCCTCTCAGTGCAAGCGGATACGATCCAGGACACCCCGGTCCAATCCGGCCTGATCACCCAGCTGAATGCGGCGCTGGCGCCCTACCTGAGCGACATCGTGCAGGGCCCGGTCTTCTGCGCGAATGACAACCCGCGCACCGGCCTGAACTTCAACGCTGGCATGACATTGACGACCGGGTCGACCACCACGATGGCCAACCCATATAAGGCGGAGGCCTTCACTGGCCGCACCATCATTGAAGCCATCGCTAACGCCCAGGTCTTCTTCTCAGCCAACCCGAGCTATTTCTTTTCCCCGATCATGGTGCAGCAGTACGGGGACCTGTCCCGACGCAACATGCCGTGGGTCCTCCTCGTCTTCTACAACATCGTCTTGTCCGATGGTGAAGCGAACTGGATCGGCGAGACGGGCGGAGGCGGAGGCGGATCTCCCACAGGGCCTGCCGGCGGCGATCTGTCGGGAACATACCCCAATCCGTTCGTCGGCCCGCGCACCAGTGGCACGCTCACCGTCGCCTCGATCCCGGCCGCAGCCACCGTCATCGATAGCGCTGCCACCGCGACCTATACCGATGTGCTCTGGGAGATCGAGCTCATCAAGGGGTCTACCCGCTATAGCACGAGCCTACGTGCTAACGTCAACGACGGAACCACTCCGGTCTGGAGCGAATACGGGATCGTGCTCGGGCCCCCGTCCGGCGGCACCTTCGACTGCCCTCTGACTATCACCATCGCCGGCGGCGCGATCAACCTGGTCTGCACCCCGGCTACCACCGGCTGGTCGGCCAAGATCCGCAGCCGAGTCTTCTGATCGACGCATTCCGCCCGATCATCCCCACCCATCGCGAGGAATAGAATCCGATGAGTACCGCCGCCGCAGCCATGCCCGCGCCCAGCGCGGACAATCCCTCCCCCAAGCCCAAGCTCCGCATCATGCTCACGCGTGGTGGCGCCTACCTGCTCGAAGGGGTGGTCCAGAGTGAGAAGGTCTTCCCGGACGCTCATGACTCCCAGAAGGGATGCAAGCTCCGCAAGCTGCTCAAGCAGCAGAATCCGGCGCGCACAGACGCCTACGATTTCGAGAAGGCGGAACTGTACAAGCAGGGCGACATCGACGAAGCCAAGCGCAAGATCGCGTGGGATGAAGCGTGGAACGCCTGGAAGACCGGGACAGTCGTCATCGAGTTGACCGTCAAGCAGCGCGACCTGGCTCAGAAGGGACTCAAGCTCGCCTTCAAGAATCGCATTGCCTGGGGCCTCCTGCCGAACAACGACGAGCACACCTCCAGCCTGATCGAGGGCTTCGACCTCGGCTCTGAGGACGACGACGCGGAATAGCCGCGTCCTGACCTGAGCACCTCCAACCCCTGGACTTCCCATGGCCGCCCAATCCCTCCTCCTGAAGCTCGGCGCTCGTCTCCAGATCCTCGGCAGTGCCGCGGCCCTGGCCTTCGCCTTCCCAATCGCGGACGGGAACGGGGATGTCACCGCTGCCACCGCATCGAATCGCATCGGCTTCTATGCGACCCAGGCGACCACGTCATCCAAGATCGGCGTGGTGGTCAATGGGACGGAGGTGCTCAGCGTCGGGGCGTCGGTGATCACGGCCCAAGTGCCCGTCGGCACCCCGGCATCGACGACCACCGCGGCCGGCTTGAACATCGGGCAAGGGTCGACTCCGACATCACCCAACAACGGTGACATCTGGATCACCAGCGCAGGCATGTATGCCCAAGTGAATGGCGGGACGGTCGGGCCTTTTGGTACGGGAGGGGGCGGGGTGACCAGTGTTGGTCTTGCCCTCCCCGCCATATTCACCGTCACCGGGTCGCCCGTCACTGCGTCCGGTACCTTGACTGGTACCCTGGCGACCCAGACGGCCAACTACGTATGGGCTGGCCCGACGACCGGAGCCGCTGCAGCGCCCACCTTCCGAGCTCTGGTGGCCGCTGATCTCCCATCCAGTGTCATCACCGGATCGGGAACTTCCGGTGAGCTGGTCTATTGGAATGGCACTGAGACCGTTACCGGCAGCAGCACGCTCCGGTATACGACCGGTGCAGGGGTGACCTGCAACCAACCCAACACCACGGCCACGGAGACATGGGGCGCCAATGCCGGCAACACCACCATGACCGGGGCGAACAACACGCTGCTGGGCAATGGTCCTGGGGCGGCCCTGACCTCGGGCGGAAGCAATGTGATGATCGGCGTGAGCGCGGGTGCCGCCATCACGGGTACGAGCGGCAGCACGCTCGTCGGTTACCATGCGGGGGGTGCCTATGCCGGGGGCCCGAACACCTTCATCGGATCTTCGGCGGGCTACTACAACGCCGGGTCGCAGAACGTGGCCGTAGGCCTGAGTGCACTGGAGGGAGCGACCGGTGGCGGCTCCTCGGGTTCCTACAATGCCGCTTTCGGCGCCGGCGCACTGACGGCCACAACCACGGGCCAATACCTGGTTGGAATGGGGTACGATGCCGGCGAGTCGAACACGACCGGATCCTACAACATCTTCCTCGGCGCGCTCTCAGGTGACAGCACCGCAGCAGGAGCGAGCAATCGCCTTGTGGCCGGTTCGTTGAGCGCCCCCATATCAACCGTATTCATCGGCAATGGCGAGACCGCCGCGAGTCCGCAAGCGGTGGTCTACAATGCGACGGGTGGCTCGGGCGCCAACGTTGCCGGCGCCAGCTATACCATCGCCGGCGGCATTGGCACGGGCACGGGAGCGGGCGGTGCGGTGATCATCAAGACCGCACCGGTCGGGACGTCGAGCAGCACCCCCAATACCTTGACCACGCGTTGGACGGTGGGGGGCGATGGCGGGACCACCTGGACCGGCATCGCGACAACGAGCGCACCTGCCCTGTCGCCGAGCAACAGCGGGACCATTTATTACGATGATACGCTCCAGGGTTTCTACGCATCGGTGAATGGTGGCGCGTATGCGTCACTCTCCGGAGGTGGCGGCAACATCAGCGGCAGCTGCTCAGGCAGCTACCCGTCTGGCGCCCCTCTCGCGGTCGCATCAGCCACGATCGCGAACACGATCGTCTTCCCCCTCGCCTTGAGCTGGGGAAACGGCAGCGCGCTCGACTCATTCTTCACCGTCATTTCCCCCCTGGCAGGCTACGCATGGGCATGGCAGTCCTCCGACGTCTATAACCAGAATTTCCAGCGGTGGTCGAACACGGCGGGCAACACCTTCGGTTTCGGTACCCCTGCTAATGGCGGGGCCGACGATGGTAGTTTTCACTTCTGGGCATCGGTGTCGGGTACCTATACGACCTGGATGACCGCCACCCCGTCCGTCCCGTCAGTCACCTTCAGCTATGAAGTCCTGACCCCCGCCTCCACCACGACCTTGGCCGGCTTGAACATCGGGCAAGGGTCGGCCCCGACTACGCCCGTCAATGGCGACGTCTGGATCACCAGTGCAGGCATGTATGCGCGCGTGAATGGCGCCACGGTTGGTCCTTTCGGGGCGGGCGGCGGCGTCACTGGCTCTGGCACATCAGGTGAAGTCACCTATTGGAACGGGACCTCAACCGTCACTGGCAGTACGCTATTCACCTTCTCAGCGACTACCGGCCTGCACTCGAACATCTCCGGTGTGGCTACCAATGAATTCTTCGGCTCCGGGGCGGGCAGCGCCTCCGTAACGGGCAACCATAACACCTTGGTGGGTAACCTGGCGGGTGCAGGTATCGTCGGCACGAGTGACAATACCATTGTCGGATATAACTCGGGGCATGCATCGTCCGGAGCGGATAACGTCTTCGTTGGTTCTCAAGTCGCACCCACGGCGACGTCATCTGCCGGCAATGTGTGTATTGGGTTCCAAGCGGGGTTCTCCCTGACCACGAGCGGGGATAACACCCTGATCGGATTGGGGTCAGGCTACAATATGACTGGCATTGGCAATACCGCTATCGGTTATGATTCGGGAAACCAGACCACCACCGGCACCTACAACATATTTCTGGGCTATGGCTCTGGGGACTCGACCGCCGTGGGTGCGAGCAACCGCTTCGTCGCAGGCGGCAATTCCGCCGCCATCGGCAATGTCTTCATCGGCAATGGCGAGACCAATGCTGCCCCGCAGGCAATCATCTATAACGCCACAGGCGGCTCAGGAGCCAACATCGCTGGCGCCAGCTTCACGATCGCCGGCGGCATCGGCACAGGGACCGGAGTCGGCGGTAATATCATCTTCCGGGTGGCGTCGGCGACCACGAGCAGCTCGACGCCGAATGCCCTCACGACGCTCTTCACGATCAATCAAGCGCTCTATGCGACTTTTGCCTGTGCCGTCGCGTACCCGATCTCCACCAAGACCTCCAACTATACGATGCTGGCCTCTGATTATACGATCATGGGAGATACCAGCTCGAGCGCCTTCCAGATCACCCTCATGGCCTCCCCGCCGACCGGCCTGATCGTGAATGTGAAGATGATCGGCAGCGGGACGTATAATCTCACCATCGCGCCGAGCGCGGGGACGATCGACGGCAGCAGCACGATCGTGGTCTCGACCGTCAATGTGAACTACACCATGCAGTACGATGGCACGGAGTGGCGTGTCCTGTGAGCTATAATCCGACCACCCAGACCCTGTCGATCACCCAGACGTCGACCAACCCGGTCACGTTGGCGGCGCAGGGGACTATTGGGGATTCGGTGGTCATCACTCATCCGAGCATTGCGAATAACGAGTACCTGCTGGCTGTCTATGAGAGCGTGTCCGGAGCAACCTATACGAATACGGGAGATAATTTTTCAAGTGCCAGCAACTATGTACAGCAGAATTCTGCTTCGGGGACGCAGATCAACGCCCTCCCGAGTCTAAACGCGCTAACCCTGTTTGCGACCTCGGGAGGGACCACATACTACCCCACCGTATCGATGACCACAAACACAGCCCCGGTACCCTATGTGGCAGCCGGCACGAATCTTAACAACGCTTTTCTACCCTACTCCGCGTGGCAGACGACGAACCTCTATACCTCATCGCAGTGCGAATTTTCTACTTATAATACGGGAACAGTTGCCATCGATATGGGAGTGGCATTCCTGTCCACTGGATATCTCGTCGGCGCCTACCAGCAGGGAAATAATGCCCCGGCTGCCTGGACGCTTAGTGGCTCTAACACGAGCCTTTCTGGGCCTTGGACAACTCTCGATACCCGCACCGCTCAAAATCCCACAAGTTCATCGGCGTCCACATATACCTTCTCCAACACCACTGCTTATCGTTACTATCAATTCGCTTTTACTAATACGGTGGGCGGCTCAGCATACGTCGCAGCACTGAATCAGGTGCAGATCCTGGGCCCCGGCTCATGGACCTATCCGACGGGCACCATGTATTATGCGACGACCTCAGCCGGGTCGAACGTGGGCCTTGCCGGGTATGCGGGCGGAACCATCACCTCTGTTACGTTCACTAGCGCCACCCCATCCGGCACGACCTTGGTCGGTCTGGTCTCATTCGATAATCAGACGACCTGGAAATACTGGAATGGCTCGGCATGGACCACCACAACGCTTTCCGCTATAGCTGCTCAGGGGACCAGCCTGGCAACCATCAGCTCAGCACTCGCAGGAGCGACCATCAACTCCTTGCCGGCGCAGACGGGCTTAGACTTTGCGTGGGGCTTGGAGACAACAACAGCCGCGAACACCCCGTCGGTCTCGCTGGTGACTGTTGTCATCAGCATCCCTTCCGGGTATCAAGCGGCGCTCACCGGTGGTTTGGGGAGCACCCAGGATATTGGCATGGTGCGGCTCACGGCCACGACGACAGCGCTTTTCAATAATACGAATGCCGCCCTGACCATCCAAGCTGCTCTGCAGGTGGTCTAAGATGTCCTACTCCCCCCTTGCGCAAACACTGTCGGTCACCCAGACGAGCACGAATCCGATTACCCTCGCGGGCGGCGGCGGCAATGGAAGCTCAGTCACGATCACTCATCCAGCCGTGACCAACAACGAACTGGCGCTGACGGTATCGAAGTACGTCTCAGGGCAGTCGTATACCAATACTGGCATCAATTTCTCGAGCGCGAGCAATTATGTGCAGCAGAATTCTGCTTCGGGGACGCAGATCAACGTCACCCCGAATCTGAATGCGCTCAGCCTATTCGCTACGCTCAGCGCCGGCACTTATTACCCCACAGTGTCCATGACGTCCAACTCCGCACCGAGCCCCTACGCGGCGGCTGGAACATTCATCCAGTCGGGATTCAATGCATACCAGACCTGGTGCACGACCAACCTCTATACCACCTCACAAATGGAATTTGCGACATATAACACCGGTACTGCGGCCATAGATATTGGCTCAGCAATAGTGGCCACGGGTTACCTCGTGGGCGCTTACCAGCAAGCTAATAACGCTCCATCAGCCTGGACGGTGAGCGGCTCGAACATCGGCCTGACTGGGCCGTGGACGACGCTCGACTCTCGCACTGGACAGAACCCAACAAATGCCTCAGCATCCGGCTACACGTTTTCTAACTCGACCCCCTATCGATACTACCAGATAGCCTTCACCAATTCGGTAGGAGGGAGTGCGTATCACGTAGAGCTGAATCAAGTGCAGATCCTGGGGCCTGGTTATACCTACCCGACCGGGACAATGTACTACGCCACGACCTCCACTGGGTCGAGCTTCTCCTTGGCGGCTTTCAGCTCGGCCAGCATTACCTCGGTCACCTTTACAAGTACCACACCATCTGGCACGACCCTGGTCGGCCTGGTCTCATTCGATGGGCGTACGACGTGGAAGTACTGGAACGGCTCGGCATGGACCACTACGACGCTCTCCGCTATAGCGACCAACGGCACCAGCCTGTCGACCATCACGACTGCCCTGGCCGGTGTCACCGTCGCTTCACTCCCCGCTCAGACCGCTCTCGACTTTGCGTGGGGCCTGGAGACAACCAGTGCGTCAGCTACACCAGCGGTATTCCTGGTCACCATCGTGATCGCACTTCCTGCCGCGTACCAGTCTGCCTCAGTGGGCAAACTGGGAGTGGCGACCCAGGATATCGGCATGTTGCGAGCGAGCAGCACCACCACGGTCCTCGTCAACAATACCCCGGCGGCGCTCCAGATTCAAGCCGCCCTCCAGGTGCCTTGATATGAGCTTCAATCCCATTGCACAAACACTCTCGATCACTCAGACCAGCACCAATCCGGTCACACTGTCCGCTTATGGAACCGTTGGCGATTCGGTAGTAGTCACGCATCCCGCGATCACAAATAACGAATACGCCCTGGCAGTGAGCAAGCAGGTCACCGCGTCGACCTATACCAGCACGAGTGATAACTTCTCCAGCGCCAGCAATTATGTGCAGCAGAATTCTGCTTCGGGGACGCAGATCAACGTCACCCCGAATCTGAATGCGCTCAGCCTATTCGCTACGCTCAGCGCCGGCACTTATTACCCCACAGTGTCCATGACGTCCAACTCCGCACCGAGCCCCTACGCGGCGGCTGGAACATTCATCCAGTCGGGATTCAATGCATACCAGACCTGGTGCACGACCAACCTCTATACCACCTCACAAATGGAATTTGCGACATATAACACCGGTACTGCGGCCATAGATATTGGCTCAGCAATAGTGGCCACGGGTTACCTCGTGGGCGCTTACCAGCAAGCTAATAACGCTCCATCAGCCTGGACGGTGAGCGGCTCGAACATCGGCCTGACTGGGCCGTGGACGACGCTCGACTCTCGCACTGGACAGAACCCAACAAATGCCTCAGCATCCGGCTACACGTTTTCTAACTCGACCCCCTATCGATACTACCAGATAGCCTTCACCAATTCGGTAGGAGGGAGTGCGTATCACGTAGAGCTGAATCAAGTGCAGATCCTGGGGCCTGGTACCTATACCTACCCGACCGGGACAATGTACTACGCCACGACCTCCACTGGGTCGAGCTTCTCCTTGGCGGCTTTCAGCCCGGCCAGCATTACCTCGGTCACCTTTACAAGTACCACACCATCTGGCACGACCCTGGTCGGCCTGGTCTCATTCGATGGGCGTACGACGTGGAAGTACCGGAACGGCTCGGCATGGACCACTACGACGCTCTCCGCTATAGCGACCAACGGCACCAGCCTGTCGACCATCACGACTGCCCTGGCCGGTGTCACCGTCGCTTCACTCCCCGCTCAGACCGCTCTCGACTTTGCGTGGGGCCTGGAGACAAGCACCGCCGCAAATACGCCCACGGTGTCGTTGGTGACCATCGTCATGAACTTCCCGTCGCAATATCAAGCCGCTTCCATCGGCGGCGTAGGTTCGGCAAATCAGGACGTGGGGCTACTCCACCTGTCGTCGACCACTACAGCCATCTTCAACAACACCAACGCGGCCCTGACCATCCAAGCCGCCCTGCAGGTACCCTAACATGCCCGACACCGCCGAAGCCCCTGCCATCCCACTCAGCCCGACACTCGCCCAGCTCGTCCCTGCCGACCTGACGCAGGTCCCGATCCAAGACATCCACAAGGAGCTCACCCGCCGGTACCATTCGGCGGTGATCGTATCCTCGTCCATAGGCGTTGACCGCGCAGGGGGCTTTGGGATCGATGCGGGCTTCTGGTACACTTATCGTGGTGTGCCCCTCGCCATGATCGCAGGGCAGCTGCGCGACGCGGCGAATGAGTTCGATCGGCTCGCTGCCGAAGAGCGTGCACGCCGCCTCGTGACGGCCACGCAGCAGGTCAAGGTCGAACCGAAATCAATCACGATCGAGCTGCCTGTTGGGCAGGCCGCCCCACCCCCCGCCGAAACTCCCGTCAACTCCTGAAGGATCTCGTGTCATGCCCGGTATTCCGGAACGCAGTGATGTGCAGCGCTCAGGTGAATGGCTCAGTGGTGCCGTCTCCGGCAAACTCGACGCCTTCATGGAAACGGCGCAGAAGTCCTTCGGCGATATCAACGCCTCGCTCCAAAGCATCGCCCAGCGCCTCGACGAAGGGGGGCGGGACATGGCGGTCATCACCTCAACCCTCACCCGGGTCGAGAAGCGCACCGATGAGCACAGCGACCGCATCAGTGGCCTCCACCGGGCCTTGAATGAGCAGGAACGGGATGCCTTGGTCGAGCGGACCAGCGAGACCCTGCGGCGGCAGCTGGAAGCTGAATACGAAGAGCGATTGACTGCCCTGCGCAAGGATGCCAAAGGCTCTGCCAAGGCAGATGCCAAGGGTGGCGACGGCTCGTCCTGGCTCTGGCAACTCATCCAGAAGCGCGTCGTCTCCATCCTCGTCGGCGGTATCCTGGCTGCCCTCGGCACTGCGGGGGGCATGGCCATCAATGCCTTCTTCCAGGCTGAAGCCAAGATCGCCGCCCAGCAGATCGCCGTCCCTGTTGCCGCACCCCCTGCCGCAGCTCCTCCCATCCATACCCCATGAGCATCGCCGAACCCGCCTGCGCAACGCTTGCGATTGGCGCGATTCTCGTCACACTCTGGTACGCACATGCTCCCACCCCCACTGTCCACGGCGACGTCAAACCCGATCACACCTCCACCGTCTACCACGGGATCCGGCCACCGGATGCCGCGGACGGAACGTTTCGTGTGCTCGATGATGCTGACCGTGATGTTGCTGTGTTCCATGTTCGTCATGACCGGGTGTCCGTCGAGCCAGCCGGAGCGGACGGAGCCGACGGACCAGACCCCAAGCGCAGCTACCACACCAGCTACGAACGCGACGTCTACCTCTGGGATTCCAGCCTCGATATCGGAACCTTCGCTGGCTACTCCACTGCCGACACCCGTCGGTTCGAGTCCGGTGTTCGATACGGGTTTTGCCGACTTCTTTACGGTGCCGTCGCCCTCGACGCCGTCGCCGGCACCCAAGCCGCTGGCGCCGGCATCTCCTGCTACCCACCTGCCGAATACGCCGGAAATGCCTGGGCCCACATCGGACTCGGGTGTTGGTACGTTGCCCCTTATCGGGGCGGCCATCCTGGTGCTCTGTTTGGCCTATCTTTCTCAACGCATGAATAACCACGGAGGCTCCATGAGCTTTATCACTGCCGTCGAAGCCGGGGCCAAGGCCCTGTTCACCAAGGTCGAGACCGACATCACGACCGTCATCAAGACCCCCAACTGGACGGATCTGGCGTTCCTCGCCCTGATCGCGTTCCTCGCCCTCCTGGTCTGGAACCCGGTGAAGCAGTTCCTCCAGCCGACCGACCTGCGCACCTTCGCGTTCGTCTTCTCGGTCTGGATGGTCTGCCACACCTACAAGTGGGGCGTCGCCACCAAGGCGCAGGCTGCACAGGCTGCTACCCTCCACACCAACCAGACCGCGGTGGCCACGACCACGATCGCCACGGCACCCGCCGCACCGACCGCTGTCACCGCCAAGTGAGCGTCCACTTGCCGCTGGCGTTCTGACGCGCCAGCGGCATGCTGATCCGGTCCCGTACCTGGAGATTCCATGGCTACTCCCTCCTTCACCACGGCCCAGGCGAGCGGTCTCACCGCATTCGTCACCGCGTTCAATGCGGCCATGGCGGCGCTCACCAACCCGACCGTCCAGCGCGTCGACTTCGACGTCCTATCGCTCGCACGGCTCAACGGGCGGGAGTACAGTGCCCTGATCAGCTACCTGAGCGGCGGGGCGAGCCTGGCCACCCCGTTCCAGCTGCTGGTGACCGAGTCCACCAGCCTGTCCGGGCTTGCCACCGCGGTTGCGGCAGCGATCACTGCCCTCGGAGGCACGCCCTTCGTCGCCGGCACCCAGTACCGCCGGCTGCAGAACGTCTCCCTGGCAGCGCGCAACCCCATCTTCGTCGGCCTCACGATCTACAACACCACCGCGGGCGCCACGGCCAACTGGATTCCGCAGTAAAGGGCTGAGCCATGGCGACTGATCCCGTCGCGTTGATGGCCTTGGACACCGCGTCCCAGAGTGCCATTGCGCCCTATACGCCGCCGGATGGGTTGGATCTCAACCCGTACATGACTCCGACGACGTCCCTGTTCGAGACCATCCAGAATCAGCTCTCCTGGGTGCCCCAGAACCTGGCCTCGATCGCCGCCCAGGTCTTCGCCGCGGGCGCCTTCCCCCGCCTGCGCAACTTCAACGGGTACTCGGCGGCCCAGCTCCCGAGCTGGCTC